TTCGGATGATGCTGCGTGAGAAAGAAGGATATGAATAATATCGTCGGGATTAGATAATGGTTTGTTGGCGGTAGATTTTTTGGATTTCTGGGTAACCCCTTCAACAGGAACTTCAGAAGCCGCTTCAGGAACCACCTTTGGCTTTCTTGCCTTCTTGGCTGCCTTAGGCTTGTCCTCCACAGGAACTCCTTCTACAGGAACCGCTTCAGAAACCACTTCAGGAACCACCTTTGACTTTCTTGCCTTCTTCTCCGCCTTTGGCTTGTCCTCCACTTGAACTCCCTCTACAACTCCCTCTACAACTCCCTCTACAGGAACCGCTTCAGAAACCACCTTTGGCTTTCTTGCCTTCTTCACTGCCTTTGGCTTGTCCTCCACTTGAACTCCCTCTACAACTCCCTCTACAACTCCCTCTACAGGAACCGCTTCAGAAACCACCTTTGGCTTTCTTGCCTTCTTCACTGCCTTTGGCTTTACCTCTACTCCTTCCTCTGGAAGGGAAGGGGTCGTTGGGGTAGAATCCCTACCCGTAGGTTTCCCTACCTTTCTGGATTTCTTGGCCGCCTTAGGCTTTACCTCCAGTCCCTCCGCAGGAAGGGAAGGGGCGTCCGGGGAAACCGTAGGTTTCCTGGATACCATTTTAAACTCAACATTTTCATAATTGGTATAGAATTCAGTTTGAACCCCAACATCATCATTCATTTTGATATCCGCTAAAATAGTTTGGAAGACTTCATCATTGATTAAATTTTTATTTTTTAATTGTAGAGCAACCCAGTAGCCAAAGTATAAATACTTTTGGAATTTAGGAGCAAGCTTAGGGGAATCAGAAACTTTTTTTGGTTTTTTTTCTTTAGTTTGTTTAACTGCAACTTCAACATGTTGAACATCAATAGCAGCAACACTGGTTTGGATAGCAACGTCATTAACGATAATTTGTTCGGTAGACATTTTTGAAAATTGGTAAATTCGCTTGGTTTGGTTTTGGTTATTCGCTTGTTTTGTTGTTTGAGTGCTCTTAGAATATTAGGAAAAAAGTAATTCAATTTTTTAGGGGAAACCAAGTTTTCCCCTATGACCCCTTCCTTTTTTATTGGGAAGTTCTCTTTTGTAGGGAAACTACGTTTCCCCTACGACCCCTTCCTTTTGCGAAGTTCTCTTTTGTAGGGAAACTACGTTTCCCCTACGACCCCTTCCTTTTGCGAAGTTCTCTTGTTGAAGGCCCTTGTTGAAGTTATCTTTTTACACCTTATAATAATTTAAAAAGAAGTAATTATACATCAGAAATGGGAATTTATAATAATGGTAGTATCTTTGGAATAAGAATATATAATTTCAATGATGATTTTGCGAATATATTATTTGAAGAAAAATATGATGAAAAAATGAGTTATGGACAAATGAGGGAAGCATATTTATTCTATACTGAGTTGAATAACAAAAATGAATTGCGTTTTCAATATTATACTGAATGTAGTAGCACATACGGTGAAGGAATTTATTTAGATTGGTATCCAATATCGTTGAATTTATTTTTAGAAAAATTCGGTGTTTGAAAACAGATGTAAAATTATATAGAATTGGTATACTATATAATTCTTTATGAAAAGGTTGTAGGGCTCTAATCCCTATTTCTCGATATCCTACTCAAAAATCGATATCCCACTCATTTCTCGATATCTATGAAAACACCCTTTTCACAGGTTCTCTTTTATTCTTTATAAATTTGTATAGAATAATCTTTATAGGGGATTATAGAGTATCTTATACAGGACAATACTGTGTATTCTTTGCTGAGGGGAATGATAGAGTATCATAAAGAGAACCTTGTCGATTATTTTATACAAGGGGATGATAGAGTATTATAAAGAGAACCTTGTCGATTATTTTATACAAAGGGAATGATAGAGTATTATAAAGAGAACCCCTCCAAAAGAAAAAGGAAGGGGTCGTAGGGGAAACGTAGTTTTCCTACTTAGTAATAACTACTTCCTTGAGAACATTTTTCACGATTTTATCATTGAACTTCTTTTCTTGTTCATCCCCAAAACCCCCTAATGCTACCATCGCCATCTCATTGAAACGGGTATTTGCAACTGTATTGTTCTCTTTACATTCGGGATATTCTTTTTGCCACTCTTGAACTTGGTTTAAATTCAATTGTGCAATACTATTGATCGCCCATTTTAATTTTTTCTTTTCCAGGTTCTCTTTCTCCCAACTATCATTGTCTTTTACATAAACTGTTTCACGTTTCACATCGGTACAATGTAATGGTCGTCGTTCCACCTCTAATCTTTTCAATTCATTGATGAAAATACGTGAAATACCATCTACAAAACCAATTTTACCGGTCGTTTCGAAGTCTTGTGTGGTTAGTTTAATAGAACTAATAAAATCTTGAATATTCATCGCATTCTTACACGTTTCATTCAGGAAGAAATTCAAATTGAATTGATTATTGTTATTGTTGTTATTAGAATTCACCATACTGGGTTTCTTGGCCATTTCAATCAATTGTTTATTTTGTTCTATTAATTGGTCTTCTTTTTCTAATAATTTATTTTGTAATTCTTTATTTTGTTCAACGAGAACATTTTGAATTTCTTTACTTTGTTTAATAACTTCTAATATCAATTCCATAGGGATATTATTCGTAATACTTGATTTATTTTCATGAACAGTTTTTTTGTCTACCGTGTTATTCTCTACGATTACACATTTTTTACGATGTTTCCATAAACCACTCTGAGTAGTAAACTCTTTATTACAATGTTCACAAACATTACATTTTGCTATTTTATTCACATTTTTTTTATGTTTTTCACTCGTTAAATGCCGTAAATAATTTGTTTTTTTATTACAATTATAATTACAATGGTCGCAAATAAACGTTGCTCGTTTTTCATTTCCGTCGTTTTCCATTTGAGCAGTAGTGTTTTGTATCAATGAACTGTTGTTCGTCGCTGCTATTCCGTCAGTCATATGTATTTTGGAATATTGAATATTGGTTAAACTCTCAATATTTAATTCCATTATAATATAATTGGAAATAAAAACGAGCTTCTAAATCTTTTTCTAATAAAATAATAAAAAATTTATGCAAACAACATTTTTACAAAAAAACGTAATTTACTGCAAACCGCTGCAAAATCAAAAATCACGATTTTTCTAAAAAAAATGATCGGCCCTTTTTCATTTTTGGACATTTTAAAAATGTCCATTTTCAGAAAACCTCGACCACTTTCTTTTTGCACTTTTTCAATGATTTTATTAGGAGACTGAAAAAATAAAAATAAAAGGATATTTATATTTTTAACATGAAATAACAAGCAAACGCCCCAGTCAAATAGAATAAATGGTAAATCTAGGTGTCCCCTACTGAGAACCTTTAGAAAACCCAAATAAAGAAAAAAAGGGTTGTTCGGGAAACTACGTTTCCCACCATAATATATGGATAACGAAGACCTTAAAATAATACCTTATACTGCAACCTCTTTATCTGTAGTTGGACGGTTTATATTTATGTTTGCTCTTTATAGAAATAAAAGCACCAATAGCATGTCTTTATTGTTTTGTATTTTAAGTATTATATCATCCGGCATGTGGGTTTATTATAGTGTGAAATCGCATGATACACCCATGATTTTAAGAAGTTCTACCGAAATAACATTGTTGACTATATCTTCTATTTACATTATTCGAAATAAAATTATAAATCATAGAGCGGATGTATTGCCCACCTAGAGTAGGGAGTAGGGAAACCAAGGGTAGGGATTCTACCCCTACAACCCCTTCCTTTTCTTTTGATTATGTTCTCTATAATACTTTATAAATACCCCCGATAAAAAGGAAGGGGGTTGTAGGGGGAAACTACGTTTCTCTACCTACTACGATTTCCTTGAGAACATTCTTGACAATTTTATCATTGAACTTTTTTTCTTGTTCATCCCCAAACCCACCTAATGCTACCATCGCCATTTTATTGAACTCAGTATTAGCAACCGTATTGTTCTCTCTACATTCCGGATATTCTTGTTGCCACTGTTGAACTTGATTTAAATTCAATTGTGCAATACTATTGATCGCCCATTTTAATTTTTTCTTTTCTTGGTTCTCTTTTTCCAACGTATCATTGTCTTTCACATAAACCGTTTCTCGTTTCACATCAGTACAATGTAATGGCCTACGTTCTACTTCTATTCTCTTCAATTCATTGATAAAAATACGAGAAATACCATCGACAAAACCAATTTTACCGGTCGTTTCGAAGTCTTGTGTGGTTAGTTTAATAGAACTAATAAAATCTTGAATATTCATGGCGTTTTTACAGGTTTCATTGAGGAAGAAACTCAAATTGAAATGATTGTTGTTATTAATATTATTATTATTATTATTAGAATTCACCATACTAGGTTTCTTGGCCAATTCAATCAATTGTTTTTGTTGTTCTATCAATTGTTCTTCTTTTTCCAATAATTTTTGTCCTTGTTCTAATAATTTTTGTTGTAATTCTTTATTTTGTTCAACGAGAACATTTTGAATTTCTTTACTTTGTTTCACTATTTCCATAAACATCTCAGTATTGATAATTTGATTTATAGATGAAGTTGGTTGAGATACATCCTTACAAATTTTGTTATGTTTACATAGGCTTGATTGATGTTTATATATTTTATCACAGTTTTTACATTTATAAACGATAGATGGTGTATGGGTATTTTCATTAGCCATACTTAGTATTTTACACCTATTTATGTGTTTAGCACTCATATTGTGTCTGTTAAAATCTTTTTTATTATTAGTTTTGAAGTCGCAATGTTCGCAAGTAAATTTGAGAAAAAATGTATTAGGCATACTACTAAATTATGGCTAAATAATTTTACCCCTATCATAAACGAATAAAAAATAATAAAAAAAATTATGTGTTGTTGGAAAAACGTATTTTTCATAAATTAAAGCATTTTGCAGTAAAATCAAAAATCATGATTTTTCCAAAAAAAATGATCGGCCCTTTTTCAATTTTGGACATTTTAAAAATGTCCATTTTCGGAAAACCTCTACTACTTTATTTTTGGACTTTTTCAATGATTTTATGAGAACACTGAAAAAATAAAAATAAAAGGATATTTATATTTTTATAGATGAATTAAGCAGCAGACCCCGTAAACAAAACCCAACAAAGAATAAATACAACGGAAGGGGTCGTAGGGGAAACGTAGTTTCCCTACTCCTACAAAAATTGAATTACTTTTTTCCGAATATTTTATATTCACTCAAAACAACAACAACAACAACATGAACCAATTATTAAACGAACTAGGTATACGTAAGGCTTCTATCGCCAGTATCATGATAGATAAAATAAAACAAAAAGAAACAATCGAACTATTACAATCATATGATATTTCTGTATTAATGGAATTGAACAAAACCCTCAATGAAGAAGCGAATGACTTGTATCAAATAGTTCATAAAAGAAGAATGGCCTATGTAGAAAAAGTGCGCAAACATTCCAATGGTCAAGGCGGATTCATTGATTTGAATTCTGACCAAGATGATACCGCAAACTTATCATGTGGTATTACCGCGATATATAGAGTCATGGACCAAATAGACAAAATAATTTATAAAAAAAATATTGTAATAGACGAACAAAAAAATAAAAATAAAAATGATATGTGTAAAATGATAACATTGATATTGATAATACTACCAATGTTATATATGTTCTTATAAACAAATAACACAAAAAAGTTAGAGGAATGTCTTCTAACTTTTTTGTTTCAGGTTCTCTTTCCTCAAGGAATGATAGAGTATTATAAAGAGAACCCGACCAAAAGAAAAGGAGTGGGGGTCTCGTAGGGGAAACTACGTTTCTCTACCTACTACGATTTCCTTGAGAACATTCTTGACGATTTTATCATTGAACTTTTTTTCTTGTTCATCTCCAAACCCACCTAATGCTACCATAGCCATTTTATTGAACTCAGTATTAGCAACCGTATTGTTCTCCCTACATTCCGGATATTCTTGTTGCCACTGTTGAACTTGATTTAAATTCAATTGCGCAATACTATTGATCGCCCATTTTAATTTTTTCTTTTCTTGGTTCTCTTTTTCCCACGTATCATTGTCTTTCACATAAACCGTTTCTCTTTTAACATCAGTACAATGTAATGGCCGACGTTCTACTTCTATTCTCTTCAATTCATTGATAAAAATACGAGAAATACCATCCACAAAACCAATTTTACCGGTCGTTTCGAAGTCTTGTGTGGTTAGTTTAATAGAACTAATAAAATCTTGAATATTCATGGCGTTTTTACAGGTTTCATTGAGGAAGAAACTCAAATTGAAATGATTGTTGTTATTAATATTATTATTAGAATTCACCATACTAGGTTTCTTGGCCAATTCAATCAATTGTTTTTGTTGGTCAATCACTAGGTCCTCTTTTTCCAATAATTTATTCTCTTTTTCCAATAATTTTTCACCTTGTTCTAATAATTGGTTCTCTTTTTCCAATAATTTGGCTTGTAATTCTTTCGTTTGTTCAATGAGAACATTTTGAATTTCTTTACTTTGATTAAGTATGTCTAAGAAAATTTTAGGTGTTATCATATTAGATATCATCGTGTTTTGTAATTTATTTGTTTCTTCATTACTACTTATAAATTCGCATTTTTTTTTATGTTTCCATAGTGCGTTATAATGAATATATTCTTTATCGCAATATTCGCAGATATAGTTGGATTGGTTATACCCTCTTGAAATGTTTTTATTATGTTTTGATGTTAATAAATGCTTATCATAGTTCGTTTTATTTTTTGAATTAAAATTACAAATTTCACAGCAAAAATTATTCTCAACATTTTTTATATTGCCTGAAATGGCCATTACTGCCTGTTTTGTAGCCAATTGATGTTTTAATGTTAGATTGTGTTTATTAAAATTAAATATTTTGCTCGTATGATAATCACAAATAATACAGTGATATTTATAGTTGTTTATAGACATGAAATAATTGCCTAAATCTATATATTAGGCAATGAAAAGATTTATCTAAGTAGTTTTCCAATGAAATAACAAAAAAATTTATGCAAACAACATTTTTACAAAAAAACGTAATTTACTGCAAAATGATGCAAAATCAAAAATCATGATTTTTCCAAAAAAAATGATCGGCCCTTTTTCAATTTCGGACATTTTAAAAATGTCCATTTTCGGAAAACCTCTACTACTTTATTTTTGGACTTTTTCAATGATTTTATGAGAACACTGAAAAAATAAAAATAAAAGGATATTTATATTTTTATAGATGAATTAAGCAGCAGACCCCGTAAACAAAACCCAACAAAGAATAAATACAACGGAAGGGGTCGTAGGGGAAACGTAGTTTCCCTACCACAAAAATTGAATTACTTTTTAATAAATATCTTATATTCAACCAAACCAACAACAATAACAACAACACCAAAAATGATGAAGAAAACCCTGAATGAAAACGTGCGCAAACCAATGAAACGACCAGATGCTACTGTGATGATTGATTGCGGTAAAATAAGCGACCGATTTGAAAAAATAACTTTAAAAACTACTAGACAAGCAATTGAGAAAACCGAACAAAAAATATTAGAAGATAACTCTACCAACTCAGAAAAATTACCAGCGTTATTACAACTATATAAAAGAAATATATTTGCTCCATCAGGAAAATATATGTTTAAACAATTTCAAGAAGGCTCCGAAGATTATAAGAATTGGGGTTCGGATGTTATCTTGTATTATATAGTAAGAAAAGTTTTATACAATGAAAGCATACCATTTTAAGAATACAATACTTAATCCCTTACTCACTCACTTACTTACTCATTCACTCACTTACTTACTCCTTATAAAGAAATTTACAAAAAAGTTAGAGGAACTTCTTCTAACTTTTTTGTTTCAGGTTCTCTTTTTCTATCAAAATATTTTGCTTTTGTTTTTTAATTACAGAAGCAAACAACGGATATAAAGAATATATTATAATTCTTTTATTGATATAATATGAATAAATTTAATATTGTTGAATTGATAGAGAACAATCCTCTTACAAAATTATCAAATATATATCAAAGTAAAATACTTACAAAAATTAAAAATATATTTGATAATGAAGAGCAACAAATGTTTGTAGCAAGTTTTTATTGTTATCTGAATTATAATAATACCGATTTTATAGTCGATTTTGATAATGTATGGAAATGGTTAGGTTTTAATAAGAAAGATAAGGCAAAAAAGTTATTAGAATTATATTTCAAACCAGATATCGAGTATAAAGTTTTGCTCCTCCATAAGGGGGAGCAAAAAGGAAGAGGAGGACATAATAAAGAAACAATATTACTAACTATAAAAACGTTTAAATCATTATGTTTAAAGGCATGCACAAAAAAGGCAGACCAAATACATGAATATTATTTGAAATTAGAAAATATTTTACAAGAAGTTCTCAATGAAGAAACAAATGAATTACGAATACAATTACAAGAAAAAGATAAACAAATACAAAACGTGGAAACCGATAAACGTATTATTAAAGAAAATACAATATTAGAACATTTTCCAAACAATGTTCAATGTATTTATTATGGTATTATTGATAATACTAATTCAGAGAATGAAACATTAATTAAATTTGGTTGTTCAAACTTTTTATCAAACCGTATTGAACGGCATAAAAAAACATATTCAAATTTTTATTTACTAAATGCTTTTAGAGTAGATAATAAAGTTCTCGTTGAAAACTCAATGAAACATCATTCACTATTATCGAAATTACGAAGAACTATTCGCATTAATAATATCTCGCATAATGAATTATTAGCTATAAATAATTTATCTTTTGAAAAGTTAGACATTATAATTAAAGATATAATTACGAATATGGAATATAATCCTGAAAATTATAAAAAACTATTGACTGAATATGAAGCCCTTAGCAAAACGAATACTAATTTATTGAACGAAATCGCGAATATGAAAAATCATATTCAACCGAATGAAACTGAAATAAAGCAATTGAATATACAATTATTATTATTATCAGAAGAGAACCAGAAACTTAAAAATGAAAATATCAAGTTATTGAAACAATGTAAAAATATTCAAGGTACAAATATAGATGATAATAATGTATTGAATTCATTGAAACGTATTACGAAAAGTAGTGATGGCTTATATCATATTGGACAATCTACATATATTCATTGTTATGGTTCTAGAGAACAAGTATGGAATGATATTGCTTACAAAACCGCAGGAGGATTGACTAAAATGGACTTAATTGTTAATAAATCTGGAAAGATTGTCTCTAAGAAAAAATTTATTTCGGAAAAAACAAATAATCATTTGAATAAATTTAATCAATCAAGAAAATAATCAATATAAATTGAGTATCTTCACAGTATTCTTTATCGGTGAAACTATCCAGTCTTCTTTATCCATTCTGAAACGATTTTATAATCAGTTGGGTGGTTGGTTTCACATACTTCTATTACTTCCTTATCTGCTGAAACATATCCATATCCAGAACCATAGCATAACCCTATATGGCCAAACAATTTGGTATTCGTAGTATGAATAACATATTTATTGGGTTGTATCATTATGGTATTGATATAATGTGTATTCAATATCATACCCGTTAATTTTAAAAATTTACTCATATAATTATTATTTATTTGTTATGTTTAAACCCTTTCAGGTTCTCTTTTATACAAATATATTTTGATACTGAAGATTCATATCCAAACTTTTTTGTTAGTGGTCTTATCCAGGGGTCTTATCAAAACCCTTTGATAGGGGTCTTGTCCAGGGGTCTTACACAGTGAAATATCGATATCCTACTCAATTATCGATATCCCACTCATTTCTCGATATCTATGAAAAAGGGGCTTTCTAGGGGGGGTTAGAGTTCATATAATATATTTAATGAAGGGATATAGAGGGTTGCCTGGGGTGATGACGTCATCAGTACCACAGTATCCTGGACATAGGGATTAGCCAGGACATCAACAGGACAAAAGAATCAGCGAAGACCCGGCCTCTAGACAAAGACACTCGACAAACCCCTCTAGACAAAGAACCAGACAAACCCCTATAGACAAAGACACTCGACAAACCCCTCTAGACAAACAACCAGACAAACCCCTGTAGACAAAGAACTCGACAATAACCAACGAAAAGAAGAAGGAAGGGGTCGTAGGGGAAACGTAGTTTCCCTACCCTACAAACAATATAAACACATCACGCTCTATATATAAATGGCTACTAGAAAATTGATTTCAAAAACATCTCCAACAATAACAACAAATACAACTATGGAAACGACAACGACAGTACCACAAACCACAAAAGCACCACCAAAAGCAAAAGGAAGGGGACGCAAAGTAAATACAAAAGAAACAACAACCACAACAGAACAACAACAAGAAGAAGCACCAGAAGAAGAAGCAAGGGGTGGTAGGGGAAACGACATTTCCCCACAAGGAAGGGGTCGTAGGGGAAACGTAGTTTCCCTACAAAACGGCGTTTCCCTACCCCTACAAGATGGTATAGAATTCTATTTGGGCGATTCACTCACTACGAATATAGACAAGAAATTCCGTATGATATATTTCGATCCTCCCTTCAATTCAAATCGCGATTATTCCTTAAACGCCGATAGCGAAGTGGGCTTTTCAGACAAATGGACCGACGCCGATTATGAAGAATTCATCCGAAAAAACATAGACAAATTATATTCCTTATTGGAAGACGACGGTACATTATTCTTTCATATATCTACATCGTGTATGTTTATACCCGAAAAAGTATTGCGTAACAAATTCAAGTTCGTCGAACCAATATTTTGGAAGAAATGCCGCTCGAAGAATAACGTCAAAAACAAATTAGGCTCTACCATTGATATTATATGGAAATGTAATAAAATAGCCAAAGCCAAATTCAACGTCGTCTTACAAGAAAAAAACGCCGAATATTTGGAAAATTCCTTTAAAAACAAAGACGCGGTCGGCAATTACGCATTGGGACATCTAGTCACCGAAAATACCAAACGCGGATATATGTATGAAATCTCTATAGAAGGTCTCACGTTCAATCCACCCTCCGGTTGGCGTATCAAAGAAGAAGAATTGAAAAAATTAATCGAACAAAACCGAATCCATCTACCCAAAAAGAAAGACGGCAAATTATATAAAAAAATATATCTACACGAAAATCCAGGGAAACCATGTACCGATTTATGGGACGATATTCATTCCATCAGTCAAGGTAGCGAAATACGAAAATATCCTACAGCCAAACCCGTGAAATTATTAGAACGGCTGATTGAAATATCAACCGATGAAAATGATTATGTATATGACCCTATGTGTGGTTCGGGCACGACCGCCGCCGCGTGTTATAATCTAAAACGAAAATGTATCATCAACGATATTAACGAGGATGTTATCCCTATTATTCAATCCAGATTTACCGCGTAAAAAAAGGACCAACCCTTTTTTTATTTTTTTATAGAATTACAAACTAAAATAATATACCTTAGTCTCATACTTAATATGAGCACGAAACATTGTCTACGCAAGAGTCAATGAATTTATCGACATTTTCTTGTTGTATTTTAATACAGGCGACCGCGCCTTTTTTTCCTAATAATGCGTTTACCCCATTATTAGTAACCGAACGAATCCTCAAATGAGTATTGATTTCAGTCCCGTCAGCAGTAACCAACCAGATTTGTTTACTGGTCACCGCGCGAGCAGTACTTTTTAGAATAAATCTAGAATCTGCCGCGGGTTTAAAATAAGGTTCAAGTTTTGATTTATGAAACATCGTCAATTGTTTTTTAGAAACTCGATTTACGATAATGTAATCAGGATAAGGATCATAAATACTGGCTAATATACTGCGGATTTGGTCGGAAGTTAATTGATTCATCCAATTCGCCAATATAACATTCAACTCGCTTCGGATAGCAGGTGTTGCTTCTTTACCCGCGTGTTTTTGTTTGAATTCGGCGAATGCGGTTTTCAATTCTTCTGAATCATTTGATTTATTAATCCAATCGTGAGTTCCGCTTTTATGGTTTTTAATGGACAATTCAAGGGACTTCTCACCGATTTGCGCAACACAATCCGCTTTCTGTTGTGTGCCGCCTTCGTGCCTCCAAACAATATCGGAGGCAACTGATGATGTTCCATCGGGATTCGAAGAGTTGTTTTTTAAGAATGTATTGATTTCATTTGCTGGATTTTGATTTAAATAATCCACCACAAATTTTTCATTGATAATACCATTGACGTGGTTCTCTCCGGCGTGTGGGAATACCATGTTTTGTTTTTGTTGTTGTTGTTTTGTTAGAGCGTTGTAGTTGTTTTTGGGTACTCTTCAACTATTTATAAAAAGTAATTCAATTTTTAGGGAAAACCTTGTAGGGAAACCTACGGTTTCCCCTACGACCCCTTCCCTGTGGGGAAACCAAGGTTTCCCCTACACCCCCTTCCTTTTATATCAAAGGGAATTGTAAAGTATTATACAGATAACCTAACAAAAGAAAAAGGAAGGGGTCGTAGGGGAAACCTAGGTTTCCCTACTTATTACTACTTCCTTAAGCACATTCTTCACGATTTTATCATTGAACTTCTTTACTTGTTCATCTCCAAAACCACCTAATGCTATCATCGCCATCTCATTGAAACGGGTATTCGCTACAGTATTGTTCTCCTTACATTCGGGATATTCTTGTTGCCATTGTTGAACTTGGTTTAAATTTAATTGAGCAATACTATTAATCGCCCATTTTAATTTCTTCTTTTCCAGGTTCTCTTTTTCCCAAGTATCATTGTCTTTCACATAAACCGTTTCTCTTTTCATATCTGTACAATGAAGAGGACGGCGTTCCACTTCTAATCTTTTCAATTCATTGATGAAAATCCGTGAAATACCATCAACGAAACCAATTCGACCGGTGGTTTCAAAATCGCTCGTAGTTAGTTTAATAGATTGAATGAAATCTTGAATATTCATGGCGTTCTTACAGGTTTCATTGAGGAAGAAATTTAGGTTGAAATGATTGTTATTATTGGTGTTATTACAATTGGTATTTACGGTTCCACTATTTTTGGATAATTCTACAATTTTATTATGTGATTCCATCAAACAATTCTGTAGTTCTTTATTTTGTTTCATTAAATCCATGAATAGTTCGACGGTTAATACAGGTGGTTTCATATCAGGTTCTGGAACTTCATTTGTGAATTCTTTTTTACTATCGAGAACTTCGGGTTTATTTTCGAGAACCAGACATTTTTTCTTATGTTTCCACAATCCACTATTATTCATAAATTCTTTATTACAAATATCGCAATTTAATATTTTTATTTTGGTATCTTCTACTATTGTGTGGTTCACGTTCGTCATATTGTGAATATGCTTTTCAGTAGCCAAATGTTTTTTGTAGTTTGACTTCAGATTGCAGTAATAATCACATTTTTCACAATAAAAATTAGGTGCGTTTTTTGATACTTCTCTATTTCCTAAAGTTTCCAATGTATTATTTTTCTCACTATTTTTATGTTTCGCAGTCAATATATGACGACTATAATCTTGATGTCTACATGTAGTATAATCACATAATTTACATGTGTAATTTTGGTGCGTTTTTTGATACTTCTCGGTATCCATTTGTATATATATAGAAATAAGAAAATATCAGAAAACGCACTTAAAAAAATCAAAAAAATTCATGCGGTGTTGGAAAATCATACTTTTTCGGAATTTACTGCAAAATGCTGTAAAATGAAAAATCCACATTTTCCAAAAAAAAGTGATCGGCCCTTTTTCAAAATTGGACATTTTAAAAATGTCCATTTTCGGAAAACCTCGACTACTTTATTTTGCATTTTTCAACTATTTTCCAAAGAAGACTGAAAAATAACTTTTCAAAATACAATGATATAATAACAGCGTAGACGAGTATGAACGAATAATCATTTTATATTCAATGTATAAAATGATGTAAATGATTTATGCTTGGGTATTGTAATGTGTATCTTGATATAAGATACGTCGGGTATATCTATTCGATTTTTTATGAGGAACATTTTCATAACTTCGTTTCGTGTTTTTGTGTTTATTACCTCCTTTTGACTGATACGGGTTTGTACTAGTACCCTGAGTAGACAGCAAGACGCGGGTATAACCGTTGGTAGTCTCGTCTATTAACTTCTTAATATTTGAAAAAATCTTATCATATTTTTCTAATCTTACTTTTTCTTCCTTGAGGTCAAGACGTATACCGCAAATTTTTGTTAAAAAAACATTGACATAACTCTCTTCGTCTATAAGTTTAAGCAATTCCTTAGATATATCACTCCATGATTTTAGTTGTTTATTCATAATATCGTTCAATGTGTCAATCGAGCCGAAGTGAAGATTATCATATTTTTGTAATATCGATGTAAAAACATCGTGTTTTGATAATTCGGTACGAAGAGATCGCCACATTTGGTCTTTTTTTATTATAGACTTTCCATTATAATCGCGAATCGAATCATTAGTAGAAGAGGACCACACATTATGTGTTGTATATTCTTCATCAAGAGAGGTGAAGAATTTATACGATCCCATTGTATTTTTATCGTCTCCATTCGTAGAGGTCATCCAGTAATCACCAATACCATAGTGTATTTTTAACATAGTATAATAAACATTTACACTAATCCATATATTATATGTTTTCTCAAACATTTCTTTTACGTCATGAGTACTCATATCTTTAATCTGAACATCAGTCAATTTACGCCATAAAGTTAATGATTGTTGGTCTTGACTATTATTTTGTTGGTCTTGACTATTATTATTAAAGGAAGCATAATTGTTTTTCACAGAATCCGTTATATGTTTAGAAATACTCTTTGTTTCTTTGACAAGATGAGGAAGCACAAGATCTTGGAAATACTTACCCCAATCACTTTTATGAAAGAATGATTTAATATATTCTTCTTTATTTCTCGCTTGCTGCAGAGAAAACGCAGGAAAATATTTTTTAACATAAGTTTTGTTCGCTTTTTCAGATAGTATTAAATTATCGAATAACATATTAAGAGCATTAATCGTTGGCGCTATGTCATCTGGGTGTTTATATTCATGGTCTGTTATTTTATATTTTTCCCCAATTTTGCCGTGCATATCATAATGTAGAAAATCAAAAACAGCATATAAGTCACACTCAATAGAGGATTTAAATTGTTCTGAATTGATTTCTGCTTCCCTTTTCAATACGTTTGTTAAAGCGTTGAAGAATAATTTCGTATCTGATGATTCGCTATTGATTGCGTGTATCATAAAATCATCTGTGGGTATATAATAAATTTCAGTTACTTCAAACTTAGTATCTGTACTCTTCTTACTCTCTGTACTATTCTTACTCTCTGTAACAAATTTAGTCTTAAATGCGATTGCAGCATAAGTAGTATACTCCCTTTCTGCAACGACGTTATCATAATACCCCAAGTCTGATACAGGATTCTGTTTTTGTACAATTTCAAACGTCATTTGTTTGAACAATTCATCTTTAAGTATCTTATTACCAGCTTCACCCAAATGTAAAATCAAAAAATATTCTTCACACATAGGTTTTTCGGCAATAGTAACATCGCTCTTTTTAAACTGATACTTATCGAGTTCTTCAGTGGATGGAGGAGATAAGACACCGGATAGGAGAGAATCGGTAATTACCGATGTTGTCTTATCTAATTTCTCTTGTAGCAAAGACATCATTATAGTTAATTTGTCTTTGCCATAATCATATAATTGGACTTTACTGTTTGTTACAGTGGAAACAACACGTTGTAATTGATACGCAGAAGTAAACATATCACCCCAAATATAATAGTTTAGATGGGTAATGTATATCTTATCTGCTTCAATGGATAATGTATACTTATATTTATTTTGAAATAACTTTTTATCTGCGTTATTATACCAGCCAAGCGGCATTTTTAAACCAGCAATTTTCACTTGTTCTTTTTTTAATGATGGTTTACCATTTGGACAAGTAATCGGATTTGTGCCTGCTAATTCCATAATCAATCGTTCAAAATTATTTACACTAGCAGGAATATTGTCTTGACCTACAAGAATAGGTAATTCTACATCTAATTCACACTTAACTTTTGATTCTGGTTTTATCTCTCCCCATATATAACCTTTAATTGCCTCTTGCTTGATGAGTCCGGTCAATTTGTTAATTTTCCCGTTCGTATCAAATCCTAATTCTAGGCTTACTAGATCTGGCTCATTTGTATCATCATTTTTATTCATATCCAATGTATATTTATTGTCCTGTGAAACAGCCATATTTCCTGAATAATAATTAATATTAACATTTTCCACATCAAATGTACTACCTTTAAATCCAAGATGAAAAATCGTGTGATTTTTGTCAGATTTCTTTACTACAACATCGTTGCCTTTCTCGTCTATTTCAAACACATTACGAACCATAAAATAATAACTAAACTGACCTTTTTTATTAGTGCACCAAAAACATTTCGATCTTATTTTTCCCATATCTTTACCCAAATCCCCACCATTCAGATATACGTAGGGTTCACTCAAAGAAAACGATAATCCTTCACTTGATAATTTCTTTGCATAATCTTCCCTATTATTGGCGTTTATAACATAATTCTGAGTAGATATCCGATTTAATTTCTCCCGAGATATTTCTGCGTTAGCTTCTTCATAAGTTAGTTTTGTATTACATGTACGCGGCACCCAAGTTTTGTTGCTAAATATAGAATCTATACCATTGCCTTTTTTGAAAAAACCTGTATAGGTGTAATCATACGAAGCATTTGGGTCAAATAGTTCGATAGATAAATCATATCTAGTTGGCGAAATATTTAAACAATAAGGTGTATTCAAACAACCTATAAAATCAAATAATGTTACAATAGATTTTACATTATCATACAGTATCATGGATTGAACCATTTCTTCAGCCATATCTTTACTCGTTAATATAATTATTCCAAATATCCATATGATCCATGATTCAAGGTCAATAACACCAAAAGTGATCGTTTTCGATATAGTATTAAAACCGAGAGATATCGCTCGAAACAAAGTAATTGCTACTTCTATATATTTAAACGCAGGGGGAACGTAAGATAACGCCCAAATATTTATTGATTTCAGTAGATCATCCAATTCTTCCGCCAAAGTTTTAGGTTTCGCAATGATAGCAATATTGCCATTCGCAATTTTTAAATTATTACACATTCTAATTTTAATTTTTATTAACGCAGCTAAGACGACTCTCAACAACCTTGGATGTTTAACCATCATTAATAAAAATGTACCTATCCAGGGCGCTGTATCAGCCATTAACAGCGAACCTCTTGCCCAAGCGGCCTTACGCCCATCATCAGTAATAATTAGACTCGATTTTGAAATTATTTTTTTTGTTCTTTCCAATGTCGCTTTACCGTAATCTACCCAATTATCTGTCTCTTTACCTCTCGTAGATAACCACTCAGTATACTTTTGTCTTGTTGCAGCATCCAATGAGATATTATCTTTTACGTGGTCATTTACATACTTTTGAACTTGATAAATAGTACCATACCATATCCATTCTGCGAAAGTAGTAGTTTCAGGCATTTTTAGTTGAATCGCTTCTTCCATAAGTCTTTTAAACTCATTCGATGCTTTTGATTTAAACTCACATGCTTTTTTAAGCTGTACTGATGCTTTCTTACCTAGTACTGACGTTCCGAGCAAATCATCAACAGAATCACAAGCGGTTTTTTGTTCAGTAAGATCAATATTTTCTTTTTTTAACGGTTGTATATTACAACTATGGACACGGTAAGATGTAACGTCACCACAAATCTCTTTTTCTTTTTGTTTACCTTGTTCGATTAACCTGTTTGCTATATCTGCTAACTCTTTATCTGAAAGTCCGCTAGGAGCTGTTTCTTCTGGTTTCGCATCCGCGGTAGCAGGTTGTTCAGCTGGTTTCGCAACAGCTGGGTTCACACTTTTTGTCTGGTAATAATTAATAATCTTCGTTTTAATTGCTGCGTCTAGTATAGAGTTGGCCTCTTCCGTTTCTTTTCTCGTATAAAATTTCCAATTTTTACCATATAACGCTGTATACATTTCTATTAATTTATCATTATCTGTTTCGTTTTCTAATATTATGCTCCATTTACAGGTACTATAAAGAACCCCAGTGCATTTACTTTCCAATATAATAAATTGAATATCTTTGGATTTAGAACTAGGGATAATATCGTGTTTGTCTGGTTGAGTCGTATCGTCTTTATAATTTTCACCTTTATATTCAATACTAGCAGCAGTCAACGGGTTTACTATATTTTCGACCGTACCAAATTGAGTCTCAGCCGCAGTAAACCACTGTTCTACCTCTTTATTATTTTTAATTATTTTATCGTAAACAGCATTTTTATCCATATTAGAAAACCTACTATCTTCATTTATTTTGGCTTTTATAACCGAATTTATTTTTCCTACTACTTCGCCCTCCTTGCCGTTTTCTTGTTGGGTATATACTTTCCAGTATTCAAAATAATTACCCTTTATAGTTCTTAGGTTTGAAATCTTATTCATAGCGCTGTATATTGGTCGATAATTCATATAACCATGGTCATATTCATTTACATATTTTCGTAATTCGGGAATATTCTCAATATCTACGAATACTACTTCATAGCGATTACAATCCTTTTCATCCGAGAACCATCCTGCTTTGACGAAGACACATTTTTTAATAATAGCAACAGTATTAATATCATTAATATCTTTTATGGATTCTTCACCACCCATTTGTTTTTTACCACCTCTAAAAACTTCATCTCTCCAATTCTTTGTGGACGTTTTCAATATATCTTGTGTAGTCAAACCCAAATAGTCAATATTTTTAAATTGTTCGATAATTTCACGTTCTATTTTACGAATATGTGTTTCGTCATAATCGTGATGAGTGTAATTGGAATATTTCGTTCGTTTGTTGCCTCCTTTCATTTTTTTAAATGTTTTCTTTGTGCGTTTGAATGAATTAAGCATATCATCTGCGGTATCTTCATCACTATCACTATCGCTATTATCATAACATTCACAATTGTAATTTTTTCCGTCTTTATAAAAGACGTCTTCCACTATTTGTTCAACAGTATCATTCGTTGAAAACATCTTGTTAAAATTTTCTAACACTGCGGTTTGTTGCTCTTCGTCTAAACTAGCACATTCTTTCGAATTTTTAAACATATTTAAAAAAGATTTCACATCATCGCTTGTGGTAGTTATCCCTTTGTATAAATCGATTCTTTTTTTAGCCATTTTCGCCTTGATTGTATTACGAATATCTATTTTCAAATATTTCAAACATTCATGGTCATTACATTCTTCATAGACTTTACATAAATATTTTCCCGAATTTAAATTATCAATCGAATGTTCATAACATTCCTTACCAACACAATCAGGACTAGATAACCAGAAATTGTCGTGTAAAAATAAATCGCCAATTTCTAGATCTCTATCATCTAATAATTCAAAAAAATCACGAATATCATTTTTAAAATGGTCTTCTAATAAATCTTTCAAATCTTTTAATCGAATATCGTCGCATTTAAAAACATTATAGACAAATTCTTGTCCCTTTGTTAATTTTGTAGGAAGCTCATCAAAAATGCCGGTAAATTCTTTATATTTTTCAACCTTGGTTAGAATCGTAGATTTTGTTCGCTCCTCTGGATTCAATAAAAAGGTTAAATAATATACGTATTTCTTGGCTAAATCTTGAATAAATCCAGCTTTCATGTATATATAATATATGAGAATAATATCTAAATTACATGAACCATATATAATTTATTCAAATTCGCTCAAATAATTATTTGCGAAGAATCAAGAAAATTCACCCCCGCAAAACCCATCAAAAGAAAAAGGAAGGGGTCGTAGGGGAAACGTAGTTTCCCTACAAAATTGAACTCTTTTGTTTCTTGTTATTCAAAGTACATAAATAGTATTTGCGTATTTCATATATAATGCTTCTTCGTTCCGGTAAAATCATTGACTCTTCTCTTCCAGTAGATACTTTTGCGAGTACTCTCATTAAAAATAAAAAAATGAAATTTATTGTTCGTAATTTTAAAAAATTATTATTGCGTGCGTTGGATGATAAACAACCTATTTCGAAAAGAATTCGTAATATTTATAATGTACTAGATTTTGCTTTGAATAATTTATTCACTTTATGTAAAGATGTATCTTATCGTCAATTATTACAGGTTCTTTATTTGAAAGCCCATGATATTATTATTCAAATTTATAATATTGGCGATAATGTGGATATGCGTAAACTGAATTCCAAAGACCATGTTATCATGAAAAAAATTGTTGAAATTAGTAATATTTTAATTTGTGGATTACAAGGGATGTTTCAGTCAATATAGGGAGTAGGGAAACCTTGTAGGGAAACTACGTTTCCCCTACGACCCCTTCCTTTTTCTTTTGATAAACTCTACAAAATCCTTTTCATTAAAGAAAGGGAAGGGGTCGTAGGGGAAACCTTGGTTTCCCTACTTACACAGCATTCTCAATATTTTTCGTAAAGATAATCAACACAGTTAATAAAATCATGTTTGTTCTCCGTTGAGTATTCATAAAAACATCAATATTTTGTAATTTATTTTCAATATAGTAAGTATATTTATATTGCGAATAAAGAGAACCCACAAAGACTAGACCATATATAATATCTTCACTCGCATGGGATTGAAATTCATTTAAAATCTTAACAATCGTATTTTCACTAATAATTTCAGTATTGATTTTATTGGTAATGGACGATAAAACGGCTTGTGAAGCAATGATAGATTGTAACGTATTGGGACGCATTTCAAACGCCAGACCCGTAGGAATACAGACCAATAACAAGAGTAAATAATAGCAAAACATTGTATAGTATTTTATAAACTCAACCTATTTCAAATTATATAATCAATTTTATATTCATTATATAACACTCAAAATAAAATCACCACAACCAAAAAATTATTTCACAAGAGAAAAGGAAGGGGTCGTAGGGGAAACGTAGTTTCCCTACTCTTGCGCGTTTTCCTACCCTTGGTTTCCTCTAAAGGAAGGGGTCGTAGGGGAAACGTAGTTTCCCTACTACCACCGCCCGATGCCGGTAATTTCAGACATTTCTCATATAATCTGATATAAGTTGGCCAAGCGACTCTAGTAAAAATGGTAGAAGCCGCAACCAAACCCATTGTTAGGATTTGTTTCTCAATAAGTTGGCACATAATTTCAGGAGGATACCCTGGATTATAATGTATATTTAAATAAGTACAAATATCCCTTAGCAATGGTGCGTCCATCACCGTAATAGTTTGCGATATTTTATGGGAAAATAGGGCGATAACAGATAAAGCCCCCATATGACATCTCATATTAAATGTGTCAATACCCGCGCCCGTTTTTTTATGACGAGTAGTATTGGCGCTGCGTTTTTTCATATTCTTTTTTAATAAATGAACTTTCGACTGGTCCAATAATTTATGTGCCTTAATTACCAATCCATCGGGAAATTCAAAAAGAGTATTTTTTAGATATGTTTTTAATTGTTTGATACTGGTGTGATACATTATATATATATATGGATATATAATTTGTAGGGAGTAGGGAAACTACGTTTCCCCTACGACCCCTTCCTTAGTAGGGAAACGTAGTTTCCCCTACAACCCCTTCCTTGCTTTAATGAAGAGAATTTTGTTAGAGTTTATCGCAAGAAAAAACATACAACATAAATCACAAGAGAAAAGGAAGGGGTCGTAGGGGTAGAATCCCTACCCTTGGTTTCCCTACAAGGTTTCCCTTACTTAGATATCCATCGGCTCCCAAGGATAATAATTACTTTTGGTAATGTTCGAACGAAGAGGCATTAACGCGGCATCACTATCGCGAATACTTTTATGATTTTCCACGGTTCGCGTAGAAACACCAGGAATATTGTTTAATGAAATATTCACCGTAGCATTCGTAGTATTCTGTATAGAGGTGGTATTCGTACCAACATTTTTCAAAATGGTATCTTCCACGGAACAGTAAATACTTTTCCAAAAGACGTCCTTGGTGGTAGAATTCGAAACTCCATTACCAAGAACATCATCAAGGTCATCACTATCCTGTCCAACTCCCTGTCCAACTCCCTGTCCACCCCTCTGTCCAACTCCCTGTCCAACTCCCTGTCCACCCCTCTGTCCAATCGCCACACCGGGAAGGGAGGGGGTCGTAGGGGGAACCGTGGTTCCCCTACTACTACTGTAGATCTTCAATAACTTGGCGACAATCGGACTACGTTGTATATCCTGATTTTCCATTTCAACAATACGAATACCCAACGGGTCTTTATGTTTCAATTCTCTATTACGTTTTAGAGCAGCCAAATCAACGGGATACATTTTTTCATACGCACGAATTTTACCAATAAAATCGGCCAATCCATTTACTGACCCGCGATCGCTCTGAACCAAATCACCTGTAATAACTAATTTCGATTGTTCACCAATACGAGTGGTAAGCATCAACATTTGGTTGGGAGACGAGTTCTGCATTTCATCGGCAATAACGAAAGCGCGTTTAAAGGTACGTCCGCGCATATACGCCAAAGGAGAAATTTCCAATACTCCATTATGAAGCATACTATCAATATCTTTTTGTGGATAGAATTCCAATAGAATATCAAAAATAGGGCGAGTCCAGGGGTCCATTTTATTGATAAGACTACCCGGTAAAAAGCCAATGTCTTCTTCTACGGGGACAATCGGACGAGTTAATATGATTTTTTGGACAAATCCAGCGCGTAATGCGGCGACGGCTTGATTACAGGCGAAAAGAGTTTTTCCCGAACCGGCGGGGCCCACTCCGACGACAATAGGGGTGGAAATATCGGTCAAGTATTTCACATAGAGAGCTTGATTATCGGTGCGCGGTTTATATAATTCGGCAGCTGGGGGTTTCGCATCCATATTTTTTTTATTACGAGCAAAGAGTTTATATGTAGACAATTCTCTACTACCCAAACCGTTTATGGTGTGAAAAAAAGCTTTATTTTGAAAACCCATGATACGAGTAAATGGTAGGGACAAGGATAAGAACACCATGTATAATTTCATAGATATAATGAATATGAAATTATATTTATGTGGTTTTACGAAAAGAGTTATAAATATCATATCAGTAAAGATTGAAATCTTCACCGATGTAAATCTATCCACTTGCGTAAACCCAGCCGGTCAAAATATATTTATCACTTGATATAGGAACTTTTCCACAATGTGGGTAATTCCATGTAGCAGGAAATAATAGTAATTTACCAGTAGTAGGTTTAACCGCATATTTACCATCAAATACTGTTTCGCCACCCTCACATACGTCATTTAAATACCATAAAAAAGTAATAATTCTAAATCGTTTGTTTTCTATATCATTAAGTGCGTCATTATGGTATATATATCTACCAATATTTTTTTTATATCTCTGAACCAAATAGTATTGTATTCGAGGTAATTCTGTAAAATTGTCGAAATATTTGAATTTTATACTTGAATTCTCTTGAGAATCTAAACAAATTTGCGAATTATTAAGTTTATCGATGTAATTATTCAGATTTTGAACCAATTCTTTATGAATAGCTTTTTTTATTTTAATCCAGTTTGTTTCATCAGGGATAACAAAATCCATAGTATCTTTAATATTTTTATTTATGCCTTTAGCAGTGATCCCCTCATATTTAGATTCATCCATCTCAAATTTTTGAATAATTTCATCACATAAAGGTTTAGATAATGAGGTATTATTTACATAAATATATCGGCAATATTCGTCGGAAATATTCGTGGTTTCATCAATAATCGTATAATTCATATTAGTATTTATTATATATAATATGAATACTGTGAATAATTTTATATGTTTTTTACAATATAATAAAAATATAGTTATTATATCCTAATTATCTTTTTTATTCGACGCTTCAACTATGTAAATAAATTATGTAGATTGTTCGACAATATTAAAAAACACAACCAATACATATCGAGTACCTTTCGTAATATCATGGCTACCATGATTTATATATCCAGAATGAACTAACGCATCACCGCGATTTAAATAATAAGTTAATCTATCATCAAAATACGTGCCTCCCCCTTCGTAATCATTTATATCGCTGAGCATAATATTAAAAGACAAATGTGTACCGTCTTTATGTATATTCAATGATTTTTGTGCCGCTACCTCATATTTCACTATAAACATATCTCTAATATTCGCGGTATATTTTTCTGGTATACAATATGATTTAAATATTTGTTTGAATAAATTTCTAAAAGCAAAAGCACAAAATTTGAAAACCGGATTAATTATTTGTAAAGGAATATCAATGGTAGGATGATAATTATGTCTAAAAATATTCCATCCTTTTGCGTCTCCTAGTTCATTCGCTTCAAAAATAATCCATTCACATATTTCGCGTGAAAAAAAGTTATTATACACGAACCGTTGTAAAAAACGATTGTTATATTGAATAGTATCTGATGAAATATTTTCAATATCCTTCACAATACGCTCGTTTTGTAAATTCGGTTGTTTATCATTATAGATAGAATTATCTTGGATATCAATATAATATATATTTTTTGTTAAACAGTTTTGTATTTCATCTTTGAATAATAAACAAATAGTGACATCATCCTTGAATAATAATTTATCAATTAATGGTTCAGAGAATTGTTTGTCTGCGCTGATCATGTGTTTATCACAATTATCCACGATATTTATCAAGCTGGTAGTTTTATTATACATTTCATTTGTTGAATTCACAGATGATTCATAAAACTCCCTATTTCTGGGCTTATGCTTCCAAATATTTATTGCTAGAACGCAACGTTCGGCGTTATTATCCGCATCCGATATTTCATTTAATTTAATTTCGCCGTGATATTTACTTCCGTCAAATGCGACCTGAGTATTTTTTTTCGGAAAAATAAGTTTAATGTTATTTTCTTTTTCAAACGATTTATATTTATAATTTTCAGCATCAATATTTGTAAACAATGTAGGATATAAATGGTCATTGAGATAAGTAATGATAGATTTAGTAGGATATACAAGATTCTTATTAATTTCTCTTTCACCTTCATCGCAATCAATATGTATATTGTTTACTAGTGGCGTATTTTTCATCCAAAATTCTATAAAATAATCATTTATATTATTCGAAGAATCTTCAGTATGATGATGATTCACATGAAACAATGCAGTATCGAATACAAATTTTTCCAAAATATCGAAGTATTCTTTATCGACATTTAATAAATAACCGTGATGATGTTTCACAATCAAATGATTCAATTGTTCTGTAAAATCGGGTTCAATCGCAAAATAATTGTCCATTACACTATTTAGAAAAAAATCTATATATTATTTTTAAAAAAAATATATTAAACTATAATATAATATTAGTAATATAGAATGAGTTATACAGTAAATGGATACCCAATAACAGATTTAATACAAAGTGGTTATACTGAGGTTACCGCTCCTACTCAATATACAGGACTGACTGCTAATGGTCATGATACTAAACCAATCGCATGTTGCATGGATTTTGGTTATCAGGTAAATGGAACAGATATTGCTACTTTGTATAGAGCGCCCCAATTTAATTATACTCTTTCAAATACTGGAACTACTATTGATTTAACTACTCCTACTTATCGCAAATTTAAACATTTATCAGGAATAATATATGCTGGTGGGGCAGGTGGGGGAAGTGGGGGGGCCAGGAGATATGACGCAACAGATTTTAAAATTAGTCGTGGTCCCGCTGGAGGTAGTGGAGGATATGGTGGTTATGCGTGGGTAAGAGAATTCGATATAACAGGGTATAAAAGTGTATACTGTGTTATAGGTGATGGTGGTGCGGGTGGTGTGCTTACTTCAATAAGCAATAATACTGATGGTTCCCCGGGGGCTGATGGTGGGAATAGTCGCATACGTGCTTATAAAATTGGCGCAGTCGACGGAAATTTTACACCGATAGTTGCTGCAAACGGTGGGCTCGGTGGGTATGGAGGCGGGACCGGAGCTACTCCCGTAGTTGATGGGAATGGTGCGGTAGGTACTACTATTCTTACTAGTGAATATACTCTTAGTGGTGGTGGTAGTGCTAGAAATATTGCTATAAATGACGCCTATCTTTATAGAAATGCTGCTTATTCTTTTGGTGGTACTGCAGGTAGTGTTGGAAGTAATCTATCATACTCTCCTGGCGGTAATGGCGGTGCCGGTTCCGAAGGACAAGGTTGGTTATGGTTGTTATACAAAAAAGAGTGATCGGTTTATAGCATTTACATTTTTCGTCAGTTTTTTCGGAATAAATCTAAACTATAAAATCAATTATAATGGTCTTACTTTTTCTTCTTCGTTTTTGTATTCGAAGAGGAAAAAAGACGAAATACAGAGTGTCTCCTTTTCTTTTTATATCATTGATATTTTTACTTATATGGATTAACCCCCTTACTTTTCAATACATCCACCAAGAAATTAATCTTAATAGGGTCGAAACCAACACCGAAGGCAGGCATACCATAAATAATAATATAATAATTGAAGACCGGCGCCAATTTGAAAGATTTGGTAATCGACAATTGTCCCGTAGCTTGCGCCATTTCAATAAACTTCTCATTTTTACCCGTTAAAATATCATTGATGGTTTTATTCAAGCCGACTTTATCCAGCGTCAAAGAAACATTCGAACCATATAACGCATAAGAATTGATGGCGCCGACCAATGCTTCTTGTGCGATTTGGACTAAAGTTAATAATTTATCATTTGTAATCTTGGCTTTCACTTTATTCACCATAACGTATAATTTAATATATTTATCATAATCATTCGGTATTTGCTCATATAATTTATGTTCAATACGATAGCCGTATTTTTGTTCGATTTCTTTAAAGGAAACTAAATCATCCGCGGTAATAAAAGACAGGTCGCCACTTCCTTCACTGCCCGCTGCGATGGCTTGACTCGAAAACACCGGATTATAGAGAGGTCGCATTTTATTGACTTGGACCGAATTATAGAAAAACGATTTACTAACCATACTCATTTTGAAATTACGTTTTATATTATAAAGATAAAAAATCGAGAACTTTTTGACTAGTTTCCAAAGCCCCTTCAATCCATTGTTGATTTTTATCGGAAAAATGTTCTCCACAAATAAATAAATCCATCTCCGGAATGGGCTTCACAATGGCTTGGGAAATCTGCCCACTATCGGCGCCGACGCCCCAATAACCGACTCCACATTCCCAAAAGAAGACATGGGTTTTCACGGGCATAGGTATGTCTTCTATCCCAGTACTTTGTTTTAACAAGACCAAAAGTTCTCGATTGACTCCCTTTTCCCCTTCTTTATCAAACAATTGTTTCCAAAAACGGGCATATTTACTATCGGTATAAGAAGACATGATAATTCCCGAGGATTCATCATACGGAATAATCATTCGCAAATGATTATTGGTAGTAAGTTTTGGTAATCCACGAAACCAAGGTTCTCCATCTTTCAATGGAAATTTGGAATAAATACGACAAAGAGGAGAACATTCGATTTTATGAAGCATCGGTAGAACCGGTCGAAAGATCGGAATTTTTTCGAGAACTTGTTTGGGTAAAGCCGAAATACAAACCCGCCCTTTATATGACGTATCGACATTGGAACAACCAATCGTAAATACCCCGCCCGATTTGGACCATTGAACCGAAGAAATCCGTCGTTGTTTTAAAATTTTCGCGCCTTTATATCGAAGAACCTCTTTTTCCAGGTTCTCTATCACTTGTGAAAGACCATCTTGTAAAATAAAGAATTGATGAGTAGGAGACAGATGTTTTTCCATTAAATAAATAGCATCATAGGCATTCATAATAACCAATTCCGAATAATAACCAAAAGATTGTTCAATAAAAGTTATTTCTTCCGGAGAGAGAACCTGTTTCGCATAAGTTAGAAAATTCATTTTTTGTAATCTAGATCTAGGTTCTCCTTTACTCGCTAAAATAACTTGAAGGATAAGTTCAGCATTCGGAATATTTTGTTTTCCTAAAGCAATATCTAGAATCACTTGGAAAATAGGTTTTAATAACGACATGGAAAAAGGCAATACAAATTCAGAAGAAGGTGGAGTCTCACCAATATCTAGAATGGAATTCATAAATTGTCCCGGGGTTTCCGTAGGAGCAAAAGATGCCGACCCCGAAATTTTGCGGATTTTATTGGATAATCCTAAGTCTTTTAATAATTCTAATAAGAGAACCTGGTCTTCGTGAAACCGACCCGCCCCTGCTTCGACTTTCATATGTTCATCTTGAAAAGTATCCACTCTACCACCTAACAGGTTCTCTTTTTCTAAAATCAATAAAGAAGAATCAGGAGAACTTTGTAAAATATGATAAGCGGTATACAAACCGGCGACGCCACCACCTAAAATAATAAAATCATACATAAGTTATACTATATAAGTATAAATTATGAGAATTATGGACTTATAAAAGAGAGAACATACAAATCATTTTACGGTCGCCAGAATAACGAACGTTGGAAACACCGCCGATTTCAATACGTGATTTATTCATCATTTTGGTTAATTCCGTATCAATCGAATAACCATGGGTTCTCAAATACCCAAAGACAGAAGGGATATCATCGGCACCCATAAACATATCCGACCGTTTTAATGCGCCACTACCGACTCCACCGCCCCCTTGTGATTTGGGATATCGTAATAAAACATACATACAGCTGTGAACATTGGAAGCGAAAGGAGAAGTCTGTTGAAAAGGGGATAATTTGGGAGCGGAAATCATAGAAACCATATCGGCGAGAGGTCCGGCAGGCATATCACTCAAGGTAATAATATTTTGATAAGATTTATAATAAGAATTCAAATAGGGTTCTAAATACATGATAATGGAAGAATTTGTATTTGAAAAAGGACTTTCCATAAAACAAAGAATTATATATACGTATAATAAGAATATAAAGAAAAGTAATGAATATATAGTGGGGGAGGTGCTCAAGAGTGAATATGCGCTGAGAAACACCGAAGGGTTCAATCGAAAATCCACCCACGCCATCCAAATATGGCGATTGAATATGCTTCGTTTGCACAGTGGTAGTGCGTTCGGCTGTTAACCGAAAGGTCGTTGGTTCGATCCCAATACGAAGCGAAAAAGAATATTTCAAGCATTTGTTTTGAAATATTCATTATATGTTAGTCGTAACGATAATTATTTATACCATTGAATAATTATGCGGTAATATTCAATAATTCTTTAAGTTTCGTTAATTTATTATCCTGAGAGCTATTCAAAATAGCAGTATATTTGGCGTCCGTAATATTTAAAAGTTTAATTGCGTTTATTTTATTATCATCAGATACACCGGTGCTGTTTATGATAGATGTTAGAGCTGTTAAATTCGCGTTTGAAATATTTTCTTTTGTTGCGAGAGTCTTGGAGAAATAAAAATATCCAAGAACAAGAACCACCAATACAGCTAACGCAATGACTATTTTTTTATTCGCAAAGAGTTTTTTTAATGAAAACATTATATACTATAATAATATTTTATTTATAATTATCTAAAGAATATTGAACGGCAGATAAACAACGAACCACTTTTTCATGGTCGGCTTCCACCCCGCTACCGATGGTTGAATCCGCACCTTCTTGAATAATGAGCCAGGGGAAATAGGTATAACAATTTCCCAATAATTGTAATCGACTCGTCATCCAATCACTTGTGTGATAACAACCGTGAAATGTATTTAATAAAATAGTCGCGCCGGTATAAGAGAGAATATAGCCACCTGTTAAAAATTGGTTTAATGCCGGAGACCATTTGTCTATTTCATGTAAAGGTTCCGAAGCATTCAAAAAAATGGCGTGCCAGTTTTTTTGAGTACTATCCAGATGAAAACGATTTAATTTATGTTTCCAATCAATATCGAAACAGGCATCATCTTCTAAAATAAGAGCATACTCTAATTTGTGTTCAACCATATGACGCCATATTTGTATGTGTGATTGAGCACAACCACGTTGACCCTTTTGTAAATCGGGATGAAACGTATCGATAATATCATCGGGATACATCGCAGCGGGCCATCTACAAACCGATAAATCAAAATATTCAAAACGTTTCAGCATTTTATTCCATCGGTCGGTATGATGTATTAAAGATATACAAAACGTATTTTTATGAGTAAAAGAGAACATGTTTATAAATGTGTAAATAAATTATATCAGACAAAACATTTATATGATTTTTCAACAAACAAAAAATTGAAAAGCTTTTCTAACAAAGAAAGAAAGATAATATATAAAACAAACATTAACAACTATAAAACAAAACATAACAACAAAAAAATGTCGATACAATACAGATATATTTATACCGATGAAGTAGCAGAATTATTAAATGAATTTGCGGAAATACATCGTTATGATGAACGTAAAACATTTAAATCGAAATGGGAGAACTGGATAGCAAATGATGATATAAAAAAACAATTACATCAAGAAATCAAACGTTTGGAAAGTATGGGAATGGACGATGATATAATGGACCGCATGTTCAAAAGTGCGCGTTATTATTATCGTAAAAAACCGCTCATCGAAAAACGAAAAGCAGAAACTCAAAAACCAAAACAAAAAACTCCCTATATCGGTTTTACTACAGCGACATTACAAAATATGGATGAATATATAAAGAAAAAAGAAAATATACAAATTTCACCAGCCAATTTATATGAATTATATTGTAATGAGAACAAAGACATTATTAGCGCAGAAATAAAAGAATATAAGAAAAAAGCCGAACAAAAAAATCCAAATCAAGTAATCACCGCGGATGAATTAATCAATAAATTCAAAAAAACGTTTAAAAATAGATATTATCAACATTTGTATCAAAAAATATAACAAAAAATTGAAAATAATATTTACATATAATACGACAAATAAACAGTAAACCTAGTTAGCCCAAATGGAAAAATACTCAACCGAATATATACATTTTATTAAAACATTTATCGCAAATAAATGTTATATGAACTATTGTAATATGATGTTAAAAAAATCCAATGAAGAAGGAAGTGATTATAAAGAAAATATATTGAAATATCGTTATGAACCAGATGTATGGAAGGAAATTTTGAATACAATACATATACCTATGAAATATTTAATTCAATTATATAAAAATATCGATTATGAAATTCCGCAACACAGTATACAAGTATATGAATATAAAACATTTCAAGAATATGTGGATACCTATGTAACATTAGAAAAAGCAGGCAGTTATAATTACCAACAATTTATAAAATCAATGAAAGACCCAGAATTCAAAAATAAAGTCGTAGAAAAATATGAAACATCCTTATATGAAAATAAAATCAAGAATTATATCATATATGTAATTAATTTGTATATAACAGCCAAAACAAATGCGCATCAAATATTTACGGATAGGGAACAATTAGAAATGGATATAGCGGTGGATATTATGCCGTATCTAGAATATATATCCAAACGAGATTTACATACAAATAAACATGATATAAAGACCGGCTGTATAGAAGTGGATACGATTGATTATATCAATAATTTATTGTTTACTATGTAATAGGTTTCCCCCTATTCTTTTTTTTGTGCCGCATCATCAAAATTATAAATAATGCTATTAAAATGGGTTTCCGCTTCTATAGAATCAATACGTTTGTTTGGCATAGCCAAAATAATGGATTTGTAAAAATGAATCATATGAGAAATATGAGGAAAGTTCTCTATATGTTTGTGAAGTTTCAAATCATAGATACAATATAAAAACGTAATCGCCAAGGCATAGTTATCATAGGTAGGAGCATATCGCAATAATTCTTCAATTGTTTCTTGATATGTTTTGTCGTGAAATGATTTCATATAATTCGTCAAGGAATGTTCGAAATCTTTTGTTTCGTCTTTATCGATGATTTCCTGAAAAATAGGATTATGTCCAATGAAATCCTGAACGACTTGTTGGATAATATCCTCCGATATTTTTTCATTCCAATTCACTCCGACTTTATTGGTAATAAATGAAATCATTGCCGTTTCGAATGACCAATATACATAATCATACCCATATACATAAAAGGCGGATTCTAAAGAATTCGATGTAGTTAACGTGGTCGTATCATATGATAAACCGTAGTCGATTAAAATAGGACAATGACGTTTGTCATCATATAAGATATTATTTTCTTTTATATCGTTATGAACAATATTTTGTTTTATTAAAAGTTGAATAGCGGTCAATAAATGTAGATAGCAATCAAAAAACTTGGAAAAAAATTTAATGCTAGGTTTTTCTTCTAAAATAGACTCCAAATACTCCATGAGAGTTTTATTACCTACATATCTCATTTTATTGGCGAACATGGGAGCCTTTTTTTTAATAAAATCGCATTTTTTAATTTCATTCTCTGAAATTTTGGCTAATGAAATTTTACACGTATTTAAAATAGGAGCAAAATAATCATTATAATGTTTAATTTTTTTAATTTTTTCACTTATTTGTGTTTCTCTATTAGACACACTTTTTTTTCGTTGAACTTTACTAATAAAATTTTTGTCGCCGACTTTGCTATCACAACCGATATTGGGACGAAATACACATCCAAATGTTCCTTGATTCAATAATTTTATTTTAGTCGCATTTGAAATGTTAACTCCGCCATGTAAAAGAATAGATGTATCAGACATTATATAATACAAATATATATTTTTATTTTCTTATTTGGTGGATATAATTTTCCAGTAAATCATATCGGCGATTTCCTAATATATTAGAAATGACTTGAAACGTGGATTGTCTATTCGACAATACATATAATTGTTCAAAGGAGGCGACCGATAATCCAGAAATAAAAAAAGTGTTCATCGTATTATAATGGAAAGGAAAAGATGAAAAAGTTTCGGCTATATTCCAAAAAATAATACGTGGCATAGGAAGAGGTATTTTACGAGGAGTATATAGAATACCTTTGTTGCGAAATAGTTCTACAATTGTTTTTTGGAAATCATCCGCCTGATGATTATGATTATCGAATAAGACGATAGACAATTGACTGATATGATAACAAGACATTTTGGTATCAACAATGGAAGTAAGAATCAAGTCGAATGCTTTTTCTATATTATAATGAGTTCGACAATAGGAATTGGTATGATTATAAATGGTGAGAACCATCGAAAACAAATCATTACAATATTGTAAATTAATCCAAATAGGTTCGTGGTCGATAGCCAAGATACGTTTACCATAAGAACTTCTTTCGCCAATGAGTATTGCTAACCCAATAGAAGTATAAAACTGTTCGGGTTGATTAGACATATCAAATGAAAAATCTACGAGTGGTATAAATTGTTTTAATGGAGCAACTCCAATCGTAGAAGAAAGGTGAAGCCATTGTTTATTTAGAATATCAATTTGTATTTGATAATGTTGAGAACATGAATATTTGGCTATATCAGAATGTTGTCGTTTTATAATAGCAAATGCTTCTTTCACGAATTGTGATACGGCAATCGTGGTAGGTCGTGATAGATGTGTGGGTTCAGTTTTTACGAAAAATTTTTCTTCAAAATGGTTATGAAAATGTTGTGCGCATATTTTTTTTTCGTATCTTGAATGAGTATATTCGGTGAAATAGTTGTTCAATTGGATATTATTATGATATAAATGTGATTGATGTTTAGATAATGATAATTGTGGAATATTTTTTGGAACAATTTCGTCCCATTTCTGAGAACATAATTTAATTTCGGTAGTATCGATATCTTTATTTAATTTCGCAATGATTTTCCGATAATTCATTTTACGCTCGCTTAATGAAAGTTCCATCGTGGGATGATATGTTTCAAACCAATCATTGACTAGTCGTTCGTGAACCCAATCAAATTGTTTATTTTCTCTAGGAATCCATTTGGCGACTGCGGATAAATGTTCTCTAGCTAATGGTTTATAAATCTTTTCTATATCTTCAATAGAAGAACTATTATAAATTTCCAAAAAATATGCCGATAATAATTGATTCCAAAGATGAATATCATTGTGTAGGGCGGTATTCATCATTCGAATACAGTAATGTATCAATGGATGTTCTTCTCCTTGTGAAGTATATTTACGAAGATAATCACACAAATATTTGATGTCTCGCCAAGAACCATATGGTTGGTTCTTTTCAATTTGTTTTACAAAAGCATGTACCGCAAAAATAGCCAATACGGGATAATATTTATACCAAATAGCCAACATAGAATAACTTATATCGTGTTCTCCTTTACCCATAATACAATCGCGTGATTGACCCAATAAACGATATAATAAACAAAGATAAGGAAAAAAAGAGGGTGAATCGAATTGTATTTTTTTCTTAAGAGAACCCAACAAATGGTCAAAGAAATCGGAAAATTCTTTACTATCTTGATGACGAGTAATATTATAATAACACAGAATAATGTTCTCTTCAAAATATTTTGTATCATTCATCATGGGAGATAACACCGGAAATTGGTTCATTGAATTTATATCCATATTGACGTTATATGTAGTATGGTGAAATTTCTATATTGCTTTATAAATAGCAATTATCTATATTGAATTGATAATAGCCATTGTGAATTATTTCTTTATTCGAAATATGGTCAATCTAATAGTACAGTTTTTAGACTTTGCGTAAGTTGTTTATGAATGTTCATTCCTTCGCCATTCCAATTACCGCCAGCTCTATAATGTAAAAAGACGTCATCATAAATTTCACAAAAGAATTTATCATTTTTATTACGAATATCATATGATAAAAAATTAAGGATATTACTATTACGTAGTCCGCTTGGTAATTCAGATATGTCCCAAGAACAAGACCATAAATGTTTTATAAAATATGTATTATCACTGTGAAATGTATTGTTTGTCCAACGAATTTCGTCGGTATTTGGAATATAGGCACCATTTAATTGAAGAGAAAGCCATTCGCGCATCATTCCGCCGACATCACAATATGTACAAGTATTCCAATTTAATAATTCAGTATTTTTCATTTTATTAAAATCGAAATAGTAGATTCCGTTCCAAAAATAATTTATGGTATGATTATTTCTACTTTGTAAAACAATAGCACAATCGTATTTAGAATATTTATCGATATCGAAATCATCGATTAAAAACATATCACTGTCTAATAATAAATATTTATCTGGATTTTGTAATTGATATTTTAAAATATAATTCATTGAATCCGCACAACGAGTAGCTGCACATTTAATAGTTTTATGTTGTTCATTTGGAACATTAATACATTGAATACCTAACGTTTTACAAGTATTTTCGATGGCGTTTTTGATAGTAATATCACCTTCATTCGTAAAATCTGGGAAATCTTTAGCATCATTAAACACGATAAATTCGTAAGGACCTTTGAAAAATTTGTTTAAAGTATGATATTGTATTTCAATAAAATCGGGGTTGTTTACAACTGCGGTTACTATTTTCATTATAAAATATAACGAACATAATATTTATATTATTATTATTATTGTTATTTTAGTCATAAAATTGAATTACTTTTATCGATTTATTATAACACCACCCTAACCAAACTAAAATGAACCTAAACGCAACAATAACAACAACGCAACCGCAGCCAGCACCTGAAATAATGATGGAAGGAATCATAACATCGTTGAAATTGTTATCAGAACGGTATCAGGGATATTACGAACCGGCATTCGCGATTAAAAACGGTATTACCCGGACCTTCCGGAATTTATTTCCCGAAGCAGATTCCAACGCCATAAATTCCATTGTATATAATGATGGCGACCATACAAGTACGATAAATGATTTACATCAAGGATATGATTTATCTATTGAATATGTGGAACAATATATGAGGCTTGTGAAACGCGAATGCGCTCATGTAAAACGTAATTTACAAAAGAAGAAAGAGAATTTGAACCGGGTCGTAGAAGAAAAACGAAAGGCGTTGATGGATGAAGCCATCTATAACGCAGGTGCGGAAGAGCGCGAACAACAAGTATTGGTCCGCATACAAAAAATGCCCGATGATATTATACGTGTTATTGCGGAATATGCTTATACCCCTACGATACGCTGTGTAGTATTGGAATTGAAATATGATTTTGCGGCACTATTACCAAAATTAAATGTGAAGCAAACAAAGGCTTTATATTATCGTTTCAAGCAAGTCAATAAGCCAGTCGCAAAAGGTTTGAATAAATATCAAAAAGAAGTCTACGGAACTATCGATTTTGGAAGTAAATGGGCATCTATGACGAAAAGTGATAAAAGTATGACGAAAAAAGAACATTTTATTGATAAGATTTTATCGATTATGGATAAACTGAAAACGTTATCGCATTCGAGTGCTCGTTTCCATAATACAAAACATATGCATCGTCTTTTATCCGATGGTCTCTTAAATAATTATAAATTATTAACTTATGTGTCGAAACGTTTCGCACCAGTTCCTCGCGCCATTCCTCCCGTAAAAATAACCAAGCCTCGTAAATCACGTAAAACCACACAAACCATAATCCCCGCAACAGCGACCCAATCGCCACCATCCTCAGAAGTAATCGACTTAACGAGTGCCTAAACTACAAAATAAAAATAAAAATCACGAAAAATCAGTCAATCATCTTGATTGATTTTTTCGTGTAGGTTTCATTCGTTGAACACTATTGTGAAGTTGTATTTTCACTTTTTTGGTATGTTTTTTTGGTTTATTCGACGGTTCGCTTATAATCATATATGCGGGTTTCAAAATTGGTTTCGTTTCGATAATCTTAGACTGAAGCTCTTTTAAAATAACAAAAATAGAATTGATTTTGTGAAAAATAAAAATAGAAGGAGGGATAACAAAATCATGTAAAATAGATAAAGGTTCTAAAAATTTGGAAGAACTTTCCATCAGGTTCTCATTTTGTGAATAAAATTGTATATTATCGGGGGATAAATCAACATTATATAATAGCACATCCAATAATTTATACTTGGTAGTATTGATGAATTTATGTTTATCAATGAGTTGAATAAAAACTTCATTCTGTAATATACTTTCGTTATTTGTAATTGTTAAATCGTATATTTCACTACTAATTTTATCAATGTAATCATTTGGATTAATATAGATGAAAAATATTTCAATTTCGGAAATGGGTTCTTTAAAATAATTATGATTAATTTCTTGTAATTTTTTCGTTTCATGAATCCAGGACATATCTAAATCATGAATCGCACTTTCATTATCACTTTCATAATGATTCATTTATAGAGGAATATATTACTAAAAATGGCGAAAAGAAAATCAGAAATTGAACATATAAGGTAAAATACTTAAAGAAATGGGTATACATAACTTGTCTCGTCACAGCACCAAAATAGTTAATATTTATACAAGTATTATATAATTCTTATCAATTGAACTTAACCACCACACCATTGAGTGTAACAACCTAGTGAATGATAATGAATGATATAATTTTGTCCATCAAGTAACACGTCGAGATATATATGATAAATATGGGTGTTTATTCATATTCTCCGACGATTACTTATTCGCACATGGATACTTGACCCATATAGATATTATTTCTTTCTTATATTTAAAAATATAAAAATATAAAGAACACGCCGGAAAACCTTACACGAGACAGAATTATGTGCTACATAATTTTATAATATGAATTATTATAAATTTATTCAATTCAATCTTATCAGAAGATAATAATAACTAATAATATAAAGATTATAAATTATAATAACAATAATGACCAAAGTCGCAATAATAACAGGAATTACAGGGCAAGATGGTTCATATTTATCTGAATTATTACTTGAAAAAGAATATGATGTATGGGGAATCATACGCCGTAGTTCTAATATGAATACTATGAGAATAGACCATTTGTTTGAGAAATTAATATTGCGTTACGGTGATTTAACTGATGGAATAAATATATTGAATATTTTTATTGAAATCAAAAATCATTATAACGAAAACCTAGAAAGATTAGAAGTATATAACTTGGCTGCGATGAGTCATGTGAAAGTATCCTTTGAAATGCCGGAATATACAGGAAATGTAGATGGTTTGGGAACATTACGATTGTTGGAATCATTAAGAAATTGCGGAATTCCAAACGAAAAGATAAGATTTTATCAAGCATCTACTTCTGAATTATATGGAAAAGTAGTAGAAGTTCCGCAGAAAGAAACGACACCGTTTTATCCACGTTCTCCATATGGTGTCGCGAAATTATATGGCTATTGGATTACAAAAAATTATCGCGAATCATATGGAATGTATGCTTGTTCAGGAATATTATTTAATCATGAGAGCCCGCGAAGAGGACATAATTTTGTAACTCGCAAAATAACTATGGCTTTAGGTAATATATTGAAAGGCAAACAAGATAAATTAGTATTGGGGAATATAGATTCGCTACGCGATTGGGGTCATGCGAAGGATTATGTCTATGGGATGTGGCTAATATTACAAAATGAAACACCAGAAGATTTTGTTTTATCCACCAATGAATATCACAGTGTTCGTGAATTTGTAGAAAAGACATTTAAATTGAAAGGTTTTACCATCAAATGGAAAGGCACTGGAACAAATGAAATAGGCTATGATGAAGAAAGTGGTAGGGAATTAATTTTCATATCGGATAAATATTTTCGTCCAGCCGAAGTAGACGAATTGTTAGGAGATAGTTCGAAGGCCAGAAAAGAATTAGGTTGGGAACTTCACTACAGCTTTGATGATTTAATCAAAGAAATGGTAGAGTATGATTGTGAATCAAGTTAAAAAGAAATAATAATATATACAAAATATATTACTATTATGTAGAACGGTATTTTTCGATTAATTTGTGAATTAATTTACTATGGTCTTGCGTATTAAATGCGGATGTATGATGAATCCGGTGTTTTACTAATATATCAGCACAATTGTAAAACCGGTTGCCTTGTTTTCTTAATGTTAACCACAATTCATAATCTTCGACCCCATCATTACTACCCCAATAACATAAATCTTTACGAATGAGAACACTACTATTAATAATCGGATTATATAAAGAAAAATCAAACTCACTAAAATCGTTCAACGGAATACGCGGTATAATCCCTTCCATGGAACCAAAATAAACACATTGACTTCCTATAACATCATAGACGAAACAATAAATAAATTGGGTTTGTAATTTATTATCCATCCAAATATCATCGACGTCTAAAAGAGCGACATAATCATAGTTACAATATTGTAACATGCGATTAAGAGCGTTAGATTTTCCACGTATATCAATTAAATCATAGACCCGTATTTTATTACTTTTTGTTTCATATGTTTTGGCTATTTTATAAATTTCACTATTTGGAGGATGACCATTAATACCTATAATTAATTCCCATTCAGTAAAGCTTTGTTTTAATACCGATGAAACTGATTCTTCAATAAATTCAATACCATTATATATCGGCATTAAAATACTAATCATTTTTAATAAATACTATCCGTTTGCGTTTATATTTTTTACAATAAGAATCTTTGAAATAAAAACCAGTTATCAAAATGTAAATCCTCTTTACATAAATAAAAATATTTCATATTGGAGAACACACAATCCGCAATAATAATTTGGTCATCTTTCACCAGATAGTCATATTCAAAATAAAGTTTTAATTTCTCATCATATGTATTGCGCCACCATTCTACATTTTGTTTATGTGTAACAAAAAATCCACCGGCAATGGATAGTTGATTTTCTTGAATAGGGGGAATAGGTAACCCACAAAAAGATTTATCTTGAATATTCATCATTAATTCGCGTATGTATTCTTTATTATTATTAATACAAGCATAATAAATTTTGGTGGGTAGTAGAGTTTGTATTTTTTCGGCGGCGGGCCAATGGTGTAATAATTCGATAGGTAAATCTTGATATTCTCTACAACGGAAATAACCAATATCGCACCACCCATAATAATCCGTTTTAAAATATTGCTGGGTCATTGTTTCGTGAACAAAATGGACTTTTTCAGACCATAACATATTGACTTTCCAATCTACGTGCTCATTCAATTCTTCATTGTTGTCGTGGTTTTTTATCCAAGATTCGTGATATTTATAGTTATAAAATTCGGTATAAGGTTTTATAATGAGTTTTATTTTTGGATTATGTAAATATTTTTCGAGACATTCAGAACTTTGTTCATCACTATAAATCACCAAATTATATTGATTTACGTTAGATAACATATTGTCTATCCATTGTAAATAAGTAGATGTATCGAATTTTGCTTTAAAAATATACCAGCAGGATGAAAATGTAACAGACATTATATAAGAATACAAAAAAATCTTTATTATGTTTGCGGGCTCATATAAAATTGAAAAATTATTTATTTTGATAATATATATTTATAATATAACAATGTGTGATTATAGTCAAAATAAAAAAGGATATATTACCTCTTGTGATGGAAATTTCAAAATACATTATGACGCCAATTTAGTAAACGATAGATCTGGAACAATCTATATTAAAAAAACATATACATCGGAAAATCCAATCAGTTATTCATATTTAACCAAATGTAGTGATACTGATACTCCGTCGGGCTATAAATGTTATAAATATTCGTATCCAAAATTTGTAAATGATTGTTTAAAATTTGCGGAAGGGTTAACCATCAATGACCCGGGTATTGATACAGAAGAATGTTTATTACAAGATAAATTCACTAGAAAAACATTTGGTGAGACTGATGAACAAAACATGAAAATAGCAATACGAGCAGAGAAAAAAAATGCGATGGAAATAAATGAATACGCAAACCCAGATATAGGTGAATCATATGCGTTTGTATTGAAAAATATTATAGGAGTACATGAAGTACCTTATCATATAGCACATGTATTATTTAAAGATGGAACAACCAATATAACATTGGAAGCAAACGCCGGCGATGAAGGAGCTATCCAACCTAAATTTGATATGTATGATACAGAACTAGACAGTGAATATACGTTTCATGAACTGACCTTAGACAACTTTTATAAAAGTTATATAACCGACGCACAAAAATCTCTAATAAATGATTATATAACTATTGTTTTACAAAAACAACCGTTCAACCCACGACCTACCAAATCCAGGTCAGTAAAAAGAAGTAAAGCAGGAACTAAAACAGGAAAACAACAAAAAAGTAGGGCAAAACAAACAAAGAAAAACATATAAAATTGAATTTCGAATTACATTATATATAACCGATAAACTATATAACATGAACAAAATAGAAAGCCCTATATCAATATGTATACCACGTATAGCTATAGAACAAACGAAAGAATATATAATAGAAAAATTCAAACAGTTAGATATTGGACAAATTGTATCTATCAAAGAAATACCTCTGCGAAATGATAATAAACATAAACGTATTATCATTTTGATACTATTAAATGAAGATAATCCACAAAGTATGGATTTACATAGCCGATTGAAAAAGAATGAAACGATAAAATTAGTGTATGAAATGCCGTGGTATTGGAAAATAGTATCTACAAGTCCTCAAAAATAAAATGAAAATGTTTATTTAATATGGGGTGAATATCGTTCTTGTTGATACTTTTTTTATTCCAACAACACCAAAACCAAAGATGAATATTATACTCGGCATTTTTAATTTCTTTTGTAAAAACGTCTTCTACATAATCGTATATTTTTTTACTCTCTGCAAATTCGTCTTTGATTTGTTCTTTAATTTCATACAAGAATATTAATCGGTTTTTCTCTTTTGTTTGTTGCGCGTTATCTATGGTTTGGTTCTCTTTCTTCCATTTATATAAAATATATCGTATTTCATTTTTCACATCTTTAAATTTATGAATAAGAGATTTACGATAGGTTTCCATTTTTTTAATAAGGGATAAAATATTTAAATTACAAATGATCGGAAACATATGTTTTATTTCTCTAGGTAATAAAATATTATACACTTCTTTCAATTCATTCATTTTGATTTCAATGTCTTTGATTTTTGATAATACCAAATCGTTCTTCTCTTTTTCATTTTCAATAAATAATAATTGACTGTTTGTCATTTCCAAAGATATTTCCATTTTATCATAATGATTCGCTAATTGTAGATACATTTCAACATGCGTTTCGTATTTCATATAATTCATCATAGATACAAAGGTGGTAATGATAATGTTTAAACCGGAAATAAAACCGCCGCTCCAACCGTATTCTTGAATAAATGGAGCGAAAACAGCCATACCTGCGGAGAAAATTAAAATAGGAATCATTAAACAATTTAATTTTTTTTCAGTAATATATTTGGATTGGGTAAATATATTTTTTTGTCCCTTCATAAACGTAATGAGAATATCCATTTTACTGGAATATTTGCTGTCTTCTTCATAATATTTGCCTAATGATTTTTCAATATCGTTGTAGGCTTTTAATTTAAAACTTTGGTGATTATTGGAATGAACTTGATTACGAATTCTATCGGTGCGAATGGCTTTTAATAATTCATCATCACTACCGCTATTATAATCACTATTGTCGCTATTTTCCAGTTCATTTTCGCTAGTTTCGCTAATAGTAATGGGACTATTACTTTGATACATATTTGTTTGTAAATCTTCATCTATGATTTCTACAGTAGGTTGTGGATGGATAGGCATGTCGATAATTTCTTTGATAGATGTAAATTCAATCAGAATGTTCTCTTTGCTTTCTTCAATATCAATAATTATATTATTTTCTGTATTGTTTTGCGTAATATTTTCCATATATATATGGATATATATATTTTATACATTGATTTATGTATCAAATCCGTTTATAATATAAAAACATAGTTGCCTATTATAGATAAATGGATTTTGTTTATTTGTTACTTCACGAGAGCGGTAGTGATTGGGAAGATATGGTTATCATTCTAACAGAGGAAGATGCTATCAAAGAATCAATCAATCACCCAAATCACAGAGTTGAAATTTTTAGTAAAAACAGCACAACAGGATACAAACCTACTTATAATTATTATAAAAATGGAGAACTTATTCACAAAAAATAAAATCCTTCAGATAATCCACTTTCAGAACGATGAAAAAATATAATAAAGAATAAAGGAATGGTTCGTCCAAGGAAAATTGAATAAAATATGATTTGATAGAACACTATAAAATCATGATATCAGAACAACAAATCAAACGTAATCAATTGGTAGAATATAAAAAACAACAACGGTATTTCTTATTAACGAGCCGTTTCAATAATCATACAAAAAAAGAAAATGAAGATTATCGTCGGCTTCATCATATCAATGGAAGTATATATTGTTCACCCGGTAAAATATCTGTAGATATACCGAATGATGCGAATGTATTTGTATTAGAAATGAATAATGATACGAATAAAATAATAGGTGTGGGTTGGATAAAAAACCATCCGTTAATAGGAAAATATTACGTATATGAAGAAAATAACTATAATCGTTATGTGTATCGCGGTAAACGTATTGCGCGAGACGAAATGTCGCAAAAAGAAGAAATAATTATGAAAGTATTTGATATATTATGTTTTACTGGAAATAGACATATGAAACGAGGTCAAGGATTAACATCCTTTCCGATAGAATTACTATATAAATATCGTGAAAAATTGGATTTAGTTGAATTTATCAAGGATATGTTTAAAAAAAGATATGTAGACCCCGAAAAATATAAAATAGATAAATAAAAATATAAATGAAATTCTATGATAAATATAAATGAACAATAATTCGCAAAATGATATGTATGATATAAATAAATATTCAGATGAAGAATTATTCAATATATTAGATTTAAATAGTCCAACCGATAGAGAATTAGAAGCTCGAATAATTTTTTTAGTTCATCGCTATGAGAACATGCAGAATAAATCGGGTGATGAGTTAGCGGAATTTTTTAAACAAATATATAATCATTTTTTTGATACATCAGATGATGAAGATGAACTGATAGAAGGTTTTGGAGAAGATACACAAAGTGGAAATATTCATACAAATGCGGATTATGCTTTATATGACTATACGGGTAAAGATGACCCAAATTCAGTTATTGTAAATGGAAATAAACAAATCGTTGGAGATATGGATTTAGGCAATGCGGCGAATACAATATCCGCGGTAAATGCGCTACGAAGTAATAAGTATGTAGACCCATTAAAATATTATAATGCGCCAACGAGCAGTCAATTAATAAACATTGATGAAAGTAAAGATGAAATAAAACAAAGAAATATGGGATATGTGGTTGAAAAACGAACAGACGATATTGGATTTACTAAACCATTGGATTATGCGAAAGATAAATTGAATCCATTATTACAACAAACGATTAAACGTGTAATTAGTATAGATAGTCAATATAGAGATAATAAGACGACCTTTTCGACAGATTTTACATTTAACTTATCAGACCCATTGAAAGATGTAGTCTCTTTAAAATTGTATTCTATTCAAATACCGTATACGTGGTATACCATTAATAATAATTTTGGAAGTAATTTCTTTTATATAAAAGGTACATCGCCAGGAATTAATGATGGAACATATGATTATAAAATAGATATTTCGGCGGGTAATTATTCACCCGCAAATTTGGTAACAGCAATCAACGATACTATTCAAAAAACGAAGGCAATATATCCGGATGTGAGTTTTGGCGATACGAATATAAGTTATAACGAAAATACATGTTTATCAACTATAAAGATGGATATAACGAAAATATACAATGAAACAAGTTATTATTTATATTTTCCAAGTTGGTCAAATCCAAACAATTCTTCCACAGTAAATAGTGTATCAAATTATTATAGAAAACAAAGTATTCCTGGTTTTTTGGGTTTTAATTTTCAAACATATTATCCAAATATCATATATTCATCAACGTTACCCAAAATTGCGTCTACGGCTTCCGATGATAGTGGATTATTGAATTATACAATTGATAATACAAATAACTATTTTACAATTATTAAATATATTGGACCAAATGAATATACATCATCATCTATAGTGGATACATCATTTCAAATCAAGTTATCGTTAAGTGGGTTGGTTTCTCGTTCTCAATTAGTATCCGATTTGTCTGCACAAATACATAATAATCAAAATTTAATAAATTCATCAATATCTAGAATAGATATAGTAGACCCTTCATTGAATGACCCATCATTAGTTGGAATAGGATATTCCCAATTTCAATTGAATATAAAATTTAATCGCGCGACTACCAATAATATAGAAAATTCAAAGGCAATAATTATATTTCCAAGAGAAACAAATCAAACAAAAATATGGACGGGTTCTAACTCATGTTTCCGTTTTACAAATCTAAATAATGAATTAAATAATATATATGCGGAGACAACGATTATTAAACAACAAGAAAACACAACTCTTGTTCAATCCTCACCCTATATATATTTAAAATGTAAGGCGACTGGATATGATATATCCATGAATGATTATAAAATAATGGTAGCAAATTCATCGAGTATCGGTTATTCATTAACAGAACACATCGGAGCCATAAATAATGGAATCGTATCTACGAATAATTCTACCAAAACGTCGAAAAATACGACGGGTGATTTTAATATAGATGCAACCAAAACATATATTGATAACAATTCAAAGTTTAATATTAGTGTAGATATTAATAAAAAATTTATAACAGACATGTATTACTTGGATTTAACAGGAGGTATAATGCAAAATATATTAAATTTATCAGGTCAATATTTGAATGGTGTATCAGATTTATCTGGTAGTGGATATACGTTCTCTTCAACCTTTTTACAAAATGGTTCGGGTTATACTACAACATCAAATTATATATTAAAAATCTATCCAAGTAGATTGAATTATGGTAATCAAAATTCTGGTATTATAACATTGCCGATAACAAACGGTACTACATATTCTACATTTGGAGATTTACAAACGGCAATTAATAACGCATTTGAGAATTATGTAGATAGCGCGGGTTCACATATATTGAGTGGTTCAAATGTATCCTTTAGTATAAATCAATCAAATACGAATTTTATAAATGCTACATTCACAATCACTATTCAAAAAAATATAACACAAAATCAATATAATATTCGTTTTTATGATTCTTCTGCGAATGATGTGAATGGAAATTTAATTTCATATGGTAATGGCACTTGGTCAAAATTATATGTGGATTCATCATTTTGTGATATTGATGGATATAATTTATCAAATATAACAACAAGCACCACATATTCGGTACTAACGATGTCTAATAGTATTAGTTCAAATAAAATTAGATTTAATTTGACTAATAATTATTTCATATTACAACCGTATGAAAGTGGAGTTACAAGTAATGGAGATGAAAATAATATAAGAATAACTATTCCGGTGAATGATAGTTTGGGTGTTCCAATTGATTACTCGAGAGATTCATTATTGAGTACCATAAATACCTTATTATCAGCAAACCAATATACAGCGGGTTCTTCGCTGGATGTTTATACAATTAATAATAATGATTATTTGAAATTTCGCATCAATATATTAAAAAAATATACGGCGAGTGATTTTAGATTAGTATTTTATGACCAATTTAGTTTTGTAAAATGTAATGCGGGATCAACGAGTGTTAAAAATACGACATGGGATACTACATTAGGATGGATATTGGGATTTCGTAATACGACTGTATATAATTTGTCTGAATATGGAAAGAATGGTGATATAGTAAGTTTAACGGGAGATACAACGGTGAGTGTAAATTTATTCAATTATTTTTTATTATGTTTGGATGATTTTAATCAAAACCATTTAAATGATGGTCTAGTAACATTATCTCCAAAGATTACTGAAATATCATTACCTTCATACGCGAATAAATACAATTATACATGTGACCCGGTTACTGGATTAATCACTTATAATGCGAATTCAACGGATAATACAAATTATTCGAAATTAACAAAACAACAATTATACGCGTTAACTGAAACCGCAAATAGTAAACGAAGTAGTTCAGTCATAAGTAATTCAAATATATCGGCAAAAGGCTACGGAACAGGACCTTTCGTAAAGGATGTATTTGGCTTGATACCAATAAAAACAGCAGGATTAGCAAACGGGTCAGTCTATGTAGATTATGGTGGAACTTTACAGAATCAGGAACGCAGTTATTTTGGCCCAGTGAATATACATCGTATGTCTGTAAAATTAGTAAGTGATAGAGGTGATGTAGTAGACTTGAATGGTTCAAATTGGTCATTTTCATTAATATGTGAACAATTATATCAACAAAAACCTACCAATGGGGGGTCAGGCAAAAAATAAACCGGATATATATAATGGAAAAAAGTATAGATATCATAGGATTTTTCGCACCATATATTTTATTTGTGTTCTCAATTGTTTTATTATGGAAACGAAATCAATATTTCACTGGATATATCGTATTTTATTTTTTGAATATAATTGTGAACAAAATAATTAAAGTAATCGTAAGAGAACCTAGACCAACTGGTGGAAAAAGTATATTATCATTTGAAGATGGAATATATGAAGGCATTGAAAAATATGGAATGCCGTCAGGACATTTACAATCATGTTTTTATTCATTAACCTATTTATATTTAGTAAAAGAATCGCCTAGTTGGTTAATATTAGAAACATTTATCGCAAGTGCGAGTTTTTATCAACGTTGGAGTTATAATAGACATACAGTTGAACAATTATCAGCAGGTTCTCTGGTTGGTATGTTCATGGGATGGTTCTCCTATTTTATGGTACATAAATATTTGATTACTCAATAAATTTCATTATAAAAAATATATAATGAAATTATATAATGTCTCAAAGTGATTATATAAAATATAAGAGAACTTCGAATGAATTAAAATATAATGACTATAGTGCGGTATTTAATACAGGTGATTATATAGATTTAAAACAATATTCTTTGGAGAATAGTATCACAAACAGTAAGTTGACTTTCAATCAACTAACTCCAACTGGTTCAAAACGAATTTTCAATATGGAAAAGAGAACCACCAACTGTCCAACTTTTCCTATTTGTAATGCGACAAATTTACGCACCAATCGTGTACCTATGTTGAATGTATATTTTACACCGCAATATGTGCCTACATATGTGAAGCAACCAACCAGCGCAAAAACTGCTTGTAATTGCGTATTAAATAGTGTGAATACTGAACGATATGTATGTAATTGTAAAACTAGTTTTTAGATTTTATGGAGCGACGTCTAGAATTAGGAACGAATTTTTTATTATATTTAATGGCGTTTAATAATTTTAATTGTTTTTTAATATTTTTCATAGGAGAACATTTGGCGAAAACCTTTTTAGTATTTTTATTGATTAAACGATAACAATCTTTTCCACGAACTTTACGTGTCTTATACGGCATATATAATATATGAATATTATATTTGACTAAATAATTGGGTTTGTATTTATTATAACATAGAATAGTGATTACTGTCGCAATTTTAACAACTACAAACATGATTGGGATTTTCAGCAGTTCCAAAGACACTAGACGTATAAATACTACCGCCGGTTTCAATCGCAGCTTGAAGTAATCCATCCGCAGAAATAGAAATACATTGCCATGTTTTATTTTGGACCACTTCATTTTCAACGAGACTCCATGTGACTCCGTAATCATTCGAAGTATAAATATGTCCATCTTTTTGTAAGACTGTTTGGTATTGTCCTGTAGCAGATACTGATACCGATTGCCATACTTTATCCATCATTTTATCGTCATCCACAAATAACCAATGTTTTCCATAATCATTTGAAACATGAACATCTCCACCGGCTTCTACCGCAGTTTGATATTTTCCATCTGAAGACATTGCTACCCCAGACCAATTTCTATCGTTAAAACCGTCTACCGGACTATCACTTACGTTTATCCATGTTCTACCAAAATCATCAGAAACATATATATTTTCAACAACAATCGTTTGATATTGTCCATTATAAGACAGGCAAACACCAGCACTGGGAAATATTTCAATTGATTGATAAATTTCAGTATCACTATCTAATGGAGTCCATGTAGTACCATAATCATCTGATATATACACATTATCGCCACTTGATACCAATGTCTGATATTTTCCACTTAATGAGATAGATACAAAAATATTGGATGTTCCTGCGTTATATGTAGGTGTCCAAGTCACCCCATAATCATTTGATACATAAATGACGTGTCCGTTACTCGCGGTTTGATGCATACCTGTAAATGAAACCGCTACATAATTACTAGTAGATGAACCTATATTTGTAGAAACTAACCACGATTGACCAAAACTATCTGTTCTATATATATTACCTGTATTCGTAATAGCGGTTTGATATTGACCGTCTGTAGAAAGTGAAATACTCAGCCAATTTGTGTTTCCTGATATATCGGATGGATTACCGCTGCCGTCTAATACAACAGCCGATGATTCGGCCCAAAATTTACCGAAATTCGTGTAATTTTCAACACTTTCGTTTGTTAAAATCATAAGAACAGGAACAGTCGTTGTTTGTGTAATATTGGTTGTGGTTGATGTCGTAGTTCTTTTCACGTGTCCTCTTGTCCAATTTAATCTATTACGAATCGCATTTAAATAAGACGGACCTACGTTATTTGCTGGAAAATATGTTTCGGGCTCAATATCTAACGAAAGTGTAATGGTAAAACCATCTGGAATAAAAATTAAATCGCCTGCTACAAAACCATCTACCATACCATAGTTTTTCACAGTAGGATCGCGATTGTTGAATACATTTGAATCAATGACGAACTTTAATAATCGATTAATATCGTTCACTGTAATACTACCGGATAAATCGGATACGAAACTACCATTCATCGTAAATTTAGATTTATTGATTGTTTGTATATAGGCACTTGCGTCAAATACTCCGCCGTTTACTTGGAATTCATTTTCTAATGCGAATAAGGAAGCAAACCCACCAGGGTCTCCGAAATAACTGGCGACACATGTTTTAAAATCAAAATATAGGGAAGATAATTTGCCTACGGACAATACGCTTTCGGTATTTACCCCGTCGATAAAATCACAAGCGCAAATTTTCAAAGAATCATCATGTAAAGTATCGGAAATAGGGTCATACCAAGCTTGAACTGTATTGAAATTAGAAGCGTCTTTAATGATACTTAATTTTTTATTGATGGCTCTAGCGCTAAAATATACTTGAACCGCATCAGTCACATCATATTTTGATAATAAATCGGGTTGTCTAAGTCGTATAGGTTCGGACATTGTTTGAGTATTGAAAAAACCACCACTTGCGCCGAAGGCATAGCAAGAACCACTATATCTACCATTAGTGATAGCATTTGGTTGTACTTGAATAGACATTTCTTTCTAGCTGTAATATTCTTATAAAATAATTATAAAATATTACAGTAATTATTTGTTTATACTTCGGTTGTAATTACTAAATTTACTTAGGCCCTTTATACTTCAATATCATATAAATTATCCAATTTAATAAGTAAAGGGGCGGTTAAAACTCTATCAATGTTGGTGGTTGTTGCGGTAGACCGTTCTGTAAATATTTTTTTAGCGGTACCTGGTAATTCACTATTACCACTAATATCAAAAGCGCTATCATCGTAGATAAACATATCTTGCGCAGTAGTTTCACCACTTCCATTGTTTGGATAATATTTTTTAGTATAAGTACGGTCTGTATCCATACTACTAATTAAATCAGTAACATTACTAGGACCTAAATTGTTTAATGGATTATAATTTTCCGAATCAATAACTACGTGTAATTTAACGGTTGTTCCTGCAGGTATGAAAATCAAATCACCGTGCATGAAACCATCCGCCATACCATAGTTCGATTTATATAATGTTTGCTCCAGCGAAAAGCCACTCGCATCATATTGAACACCACTCGCCGATACCAATCCAGGGTCAGAAGCAGAAGCATCCGATAATTGTGGAGTTCTATTTTTAAACACATTACCATCTATCGCAAATTTAAGTAAATTATTAATATCATTAATCGTAATAGAACCTTCTAATGGTTTTACATTTTCACCACCTTCTAATGAATATGGTGTAATAATATTCATAAAAGAATTCGCATCAAATACCCCTCCATTGATATCGAATTCACTTGCGTCTGCGAATAAAGAGGAGAAACCTCCGGCATATCCAAAATAAGTGTTAACGAATTGAATATAATCACTATATAATGTAGAATATGCTCCTACCGAAATAACTTGCGCCGCAGACATACCGTTTAAAAATTCAGATGCGTTAATCGTAATAGAATTATTCGGAAATTTATCAGTGACCGGATTGAAACTTGAATCTATTATATCTACATTGTTTGCCGCTTTAATTAATCCGAGTTTTTGATTAAATGTTTTAACATCAAAACGAACTTGTAACGCTTTGGTAACATCATATCTTAATAGAGGGTTTTGTTGTTGAAGTTTGATAGTATTAAAACATTGGTCCATAGTGAAACCACCTGAACCATAAAAAGCATAATAAAATCCTTCGTATGGTGTAGTAAGTTGGGCTGGTGGTTCATTTATACCTCCGTTTACATCTACCATTGTTGAAGAATTATCATATACAGTAGGAGTCGCCATTTTATGATTATTAAATATATACTATATAAATATTATATGAAACTACTAAATTTATAAATCATACAACATTTTTAAATTCAAACAGAATGAGAAATTCGAATTATTCATCTGTAAAATACGTCCATGTTCATCGAATAATCTGATTCTTAATTTTTGTATATCTACTGGCCCAAAATATTTTCTAGGTTCTGAAACAATACTGTAATCACTTTCCATTAAAAGCGTAAAATAGGAGCCTTTGATTGATATACGTGCTAAAATATTTGGACTGAGTATCGACTTGTTAAACACACTAATAAAATGATTATTTGAACTATTTTGAAAATCATCTATTGCTAAATATATATATCTAATGGTAGCGGGTTCAATGATAGTATCGGCTATATATTCAGTAGACCCTGAATATCTATGTTTATAAAATCCTAGATTCCAACCAATTTTAGTTTTCAAGTCACTTGTATCTGGGTTTCCATTGATATCTTTGGAAAAATCCATAATAACTTCGGTAATGAAATTCGCATAATTACCATCAGGCAAGATTTTAGCTTTTCCTGTTCCGGAACCATTCGAATTCACATCTATTTCGAATTTTAAATACGAAAAAATACTATTTGGATAGGTAAGTGTTCCATCTATATTTGTAGGGACTAATGCTTGATTTACTTTATCAATAAAATCATTCGCAGTAAAATTACCGTCAGGAATAGTAAACACTTTTTCATCCGTTAATTTTTCACCAGTGTTGTTTAATGAATTGTAATGAACTTTTAAATATAAATAATTGTTTCCGTATGCGCTTGATATACCGTAAAATGCTACGGGAATTTCAACCGAAGCTAGTTGCATAGAAACGACCTTATTGAATTTGGTAGGTAAATGTAAAGTAAAATCGGAACATTGAGTTGTATATAAATTTTCACGAAATCGAGTATCAATATTTAAACATTTGGTAATAATGCGTGTGTTTAAGGGGTTCATTGAACCGGGAAAGAAATCGCTATTGTTTGCGTGTACAAATTGTGTATCAGGACGATTGATTAATTCATCGGTTCTCGGAATAGCTTCTTTGGAAACAGGTGTATCTAAATTATCTAATTTATAATTTTTAGGGATTGTCGTTGGGTTCTCAGAAGGATTACATTTTACAAAGATTAACCAATTTTTTGCTAAGGTTAAGAATTCAATTAAATCACGTTTAAAACGCTTATTAATATGACCACTATTTAATAATTGTTCTCTGATTTGATATTCACGTAATTCAATATCTTTTGCAGTATATTTTGTTTTGGTTGAGAACCTGAAAAATTTTTCGATATCTTTGATACTGTAATTATTTATATCTAAATCTAAATTGTCCATATATTATCAATTCTTATATTTTTATTACATTATTTTGCGATATGATAAAATGTGGTATTTAGTAATTAGTATTTTTTATTAGGAAAATAAAATGGTATAATTGTTTTATTTTTTTTAGAGATGTCTATTATACAGAGTAATACAAAATGTCTTCAAGTGATTATACGGCATTGAAAAAATTAAAAGAAATACAAGGTAGCTGTAATGTCGATGAAATTGGAGACCCATTATCAAGTAGTTGGTTTGATATCCCTGTGGGACATACAACTGATTGTAAAATTACTCTAGGAACCGGACCTACCGGTTCTACCGGTTTGAGAGGTCCAACCGGATTTACTGGCCCAATCGGTTTACAGGGAATACCCGGTCCAACAAACGGCGGTATATTTACTGTAGTCGCCGAATCGAATAATGGATTTAATGTAAATGATGTTAGCGGTTTTATATTTTCATTCGGTGGAGGAGCAAAAGCTGTAAATTATGGTTTTCAAATAGGTGCCGATTGCTGTTTGAATTATATTGGTGTTCGTGCGTCTACTACCCCCGATACTTCAGGCGCTATACAAATATACAAAAATGACGCAAGTACTGATGTAATTTTGTCGGGCATAAATATTTATAAGTCATTGAATAATATAAATTTATCATTTGTTGCGGGTGATTATATTAATATAAAATGCACCAACGGTTCTGGCGGAGGTGCGGTAAGTGTTGCTTTATGGTTTTCAACGAGCGGGGTAGTTGGTCCTACTGGTGCGGAAGGTGATATAGGACCTACTGGTTTTATAGGACCTACCGGTTCAGCCGGGCCTACTGGTTATACTGGTAGAACTGGACCTATCGGTACTACTGGATATACTGGTCATACAGGTAGAACTGGTCCTACTGGTTTTACAGGATATACTGGTCCAATTGGTTTAGTGGGATATACTGGTAGAACAGGCCCTACTGGCCCAACTGGTTCTCAAGGACCTATTGGTGCTATTGGATATACTGGTTATACGGGTAGAACTGGTCCTACGGGAGTTCAAGGTCCTACCGGTTTTACTGGTGTTCAAGGTGCTACCGGGTTTACTGGTAGAACAGGTCCTACCGGTTTTACTGGTGTTCAAGGCGCTACCGGTTTCACGGGTGCTCAAGGCATGACCGGTTTTACTGGTGCTCAAGGACCAACTGGTTTTACTGGTATTCAAGGAGCTACTGGTGCTACAGGAGTTCAAGGCGCTACCGGTTTCACGGGTGCTCAAGGCGCTACCGGTTTCACGGGTGCTCAAGGCGCTACCGGTTTCACGGGTGCTCAAGGCGCTACTGGTTTTACAGGTGCTCAAGGTATGACTGGTTTTACAGGTGCTCAAGGTATGACTGGTTTTACAGGTGCTCAAGGCATGACTGGTTTTACAGGTGCTCAAGGCATGACTGGTTTTACAGGTGCTCAAGGCATGACTGGTTTTACAGGTGCTCAAGGCATGACTGGTATGACTGGTACTCAAGGATCTACTGGCTTCACTGGCGTTCAAGGACCTATCGGCTTTACTGGCGCTCAAGGACCTATCGGCTTTACTGGCGCTCAAGGACCAACTGGTTTCACTGGCGCTCAAGGACCAACTGGGTTCACTGGCGCTCAAGGTGCTACTGGTTTTACTGGAGTTCAAGGTGCGATTGGATATACTGGAAGAATGGGTACTACTGGGCCTACTGGACCTCAAGGTTTAACTGGAATGACTGGTATGACTGGTACTCAAGGACCTACTGGCTTCACTGGCGTTCAAGGACCTATCGGCTTTACTGGTGTTCAAGGACCAACCGGTATGATAGGTGTAACTGGATATACAGGTCCAACAGGTAGTATAGGACCTATAGGATACACAGGTAAATTAGGGTCTACGGGCGCAACAGGTTCAACTGGACCATTGGGAACAGGTCCTACCGGTGCTACTGGTATGATTGGACCAACCGGTATGATTGGTCCATTAGGAACAGGTCCTACAGGTGTAGCTGGAATACAAGGTCCTACCGGATATACTGGTTATACTGGGCCATTAGGAACAGGTCCTACAGGTGTAGCGGGACCTCAGGGCTCTATTGGATTTACAGGTGCTCAAGGACCAACTGGTTTCACTGGTATTCAAGGTCCAATTGGTTTACAAGGAATAGCAGGTCTTAGAGGTGTACAAGGTGCGACCGGGTATACTGGTATTCAAGGTTCTACTGGTTTTACTGGACCTCAGGGTGCTCAAGGACCAACTGGTTTCACTGGGCCTCAGGGTGCTCAAGGTTCTACTGGATTTACTGGACCTCAGGGTGCTCAAGGTTTCACAGGTATTCAAGGCGCAACCGGTTATACTGGTGTTCAAGGCGCGATCGGTATTACTGGCCCTCAAGGCATGACCGGTTATACTGGTGCTCAAGGACCCACAGGTATTGCGGGTATTCAAGGAATGACTGGTTATACAGGTCCTCAAGGGCCAATCGGTTATACCGGTATTCAAGGGGCGACCGGTTATACTGGTGCTCAAGGACCAACTGGTATTGCGGGTATTCAAGGCATGACCGGTTATACAGGTGTTCAAGGGCCAACTGGTATTGCGGGTATTCAAGGCATGACCGGTTATACAGGTGTTCAAGGGCCAACTGGTGTTGCGGGTATTCAAGGGCCAACTGGTGTCGCGGGTATTCAAGGGCCAACTGGTGTTGCGGGTATTCAAGGGCCCACTGGTGTTGCGGGTATTCAAGGGCCAATCGGATTTACCGGTGCTCAAGGGCCAATCGGATTTACCGGTGCTCAGGGGCCAATCGGATTTACCGGTGCTCAAGGACCTACTGGGTTTACCGGTTCTCAGGGACCTACTGGGTTTACCGGTGTTCAAGGCCCAACTGGTTTCACTGGCCCAAGAGGATATACAGGAATTATTGGTTTTACAGGTTATACCGGAAATACAGGTTCAACTGGTATGACTGGACCAATCGGACCAACTGGTGATATTGGTTATACTGGATACACCGGCGAAACCGGTATGACTGGACCAATCGGACCAATTGGTCCACAAGGTATAGTAGGTTATACTGGTCCACAAGGTATAATGGGCTCAATTGGATATACAGGTAGAACAGGACCCACTGGATATACAGGATATACAGGAGTAACTGGTTATACCGGTGTTACAGGATATACAGGACCACTCGGAACTGGACCAATGGGACCAACAGGAGAACGAGGTGATACCGGCGTGACTGGATATACAGGTTATACCGGACCACTCGGAACTGGGCCAACAGGGCCAACGGGTATTGATGGACCATTGGGCGAAACCGGGCCAACGGGTATGACTGGACCGCTAGGAACAGGACCAAGAGGTATGACTGGTCCAACCGGTATAGCCGGTTCAATCGGTTTAAGAGGGGTCACTGGTTGGACTGGACCATTAGGAACAGGACCTACTGGTTATACAGGTCCAACCGGTATCACTGGAGCGATGGGTTACAATGTAACTATTAATGGATTCACTTTATATGTAGATCAAGATTCAACATATTTTTTTAATACGCAAATACCTTATACTAATAATCAACTAACATATAGTTATGCGAATACTAATAGTAATTTACTATGTTCAATAATAAGCGATAATACATCTAGAATAAATAGTAGTATACCAGGAATATGGGATTTTAATATTTATACAAAATTAACAACGACCTCATCTACACCTCCAAATGCGTATATTTATACAAAGTATTATTATAGTAATAATGGTGTTAATTATATATTATTATCAGATGGTATAAACAATAAAACATTAATTCCATACTTAGATACGAATGTTAGTAATAGTTATATGATTACTAATTCGAACTATGTAGACAAATTCATATCATCTACTCAATACATAAAGGTTGAAATATACACTATACTACCTCAATGGAGTTTTACAGATTTATATACATTAGAGCTTTATTTTGGTTCAAATAATCCATCTTATATTCATAATATTGGTGGTAAAACAGTTGATTTAACTACTAGTCAATCTATTGGGGGTAGTAAAACGTTTACTGAACAAACAAATTTTACAGATGTCTCTATGACTGGAAAATTATTTGTGGCGGGCGATCTTTCAATGAACTCTCGTTTGGTGGTAGGAAGCGATATAACTACGAATAAACGTTTCTTTGTTATTGGAGATGTATCTTTGAATAGTAAATTATTCGTTGCGGGAGATATGTCTTTGAATGGTAATTTAAGTTTGAACGGTAGTTTCCGAAGTGTAAGAGATATTAGCGTGAATAGTTTAACTATTGGTCTTGGTGGGGGAGGAATACCTACAAATACTTCGGTTGGTTTTGAAGCATTAAAAAATAATAGTAGTGGACTACAAAATACTGCGTTTGGTTATCGAGCTTTAACTTCAAATACAAATGGTGATTATAATGTAGCCATTGGTAGATTAAGTTTATCTACAAACACAACTGGTGTTACTAATGTTGCGGTCGGAACTAACGCACTAACTACCAATTTATCAGGAAATAAAAACACCGCATTGGGACACCAAACACTTCAGTATAATAGTACCTCAAGCGATAATGTAGCAGTAGGGTATAATGCTTTAAATGGAACAACCGCAGGTTCAAATACGGCAATCGGTACAGAAGCAGGTTTAGTAAATACAGTAGGAACAAATAACACATATGTAGGTTTTCAATCGACAGCAAATGCGAATAATTATAATAATTCAACCGCATTAGGTTCAGGAGCAACTATCACAGGAAGTAATCAAGTAGTATTAGGAACTGCAAGCGAGAAAGTAGTCATGCCCGGTGATGCTTCTTTGAATGGTAATATTGTTATTGGTAGAAATTTAACTGTATTAGGAAACATAGCAGTTCAAAATTACACCAATCAAAATATCATTAATACCACGACTACGAATTATCAATTAATAGTAAGTGAAGATATATCTTTGAATGGACGCTTGGTCGCATCAGGTGATTCTTCCTTCAATGGAAATGTATATACTACAGGTTTTATAACCGCCACAACACAATCAATTAGTGATAATTCCACTCGTGTTGCTACGACTGCTTATACGCGTAATTTGGTAGATACAAGTTTGAATAATTATTATACTAAAACCTCGATTGATGCTAGTATCAATACAAATTATTATAACAAAACAGCCATAGATGCTAGTATCAATACCAATTATTATAACAAAACCTCGAGTGATAGTAATTATTATAACAAAACAGCCATAGATGCTAGTATCAATACCAATTATTATAACAAAACCTCGAGTGATAGTAATTATTATAACAAAACAGCCATAGATGCTAGTATTAATACCAATTATTACAACAAAACAACCATAGATGCTAGTATCAATACCAATTATTATAACAAAACGACAATTGATTCAACAATTACATTAAAATCTAACATAGCATCACCTACATTCACTGGTATTGTGGTTATTCCTACTGGTAATATTACAACGTTAAATATTTTTAGTGATGCTTCAATGAATGGACGTTGTTTTATATCAGGAGATGTGTCGTTAAATCGCCGTTTGTTTGTAGCAGGAGATGTTTCTTTCAATGGTAATTTAAGAGCAAATTATCCCGATAGTACAATTCCACCAACCGCAATTATAGGCGGCGTTTCCACTGGTATTTTCATCAATGATATATCGGCAAGTAAACGCATGTTTGTTGCTGGTGATGTTTCTTTAAATAGTAGATTGTTTGTAGCAGGAGATGTTTCTTTCAATGGTAATTTACGAGCAAATTATCCCGATAGTACAATTCCACCAACCGCAATTATAGGCGGCGTTTCTACTGGTATTTTCATCAATGATATATCGGCCAGTAAACGCATGTTTGTTGCTGGTGATGTTTCTTTAAATAGTAGATTGTTTGTAGCAGGAGATGTTTCTTTCAATGGTAATTTAAGAGCGAATTATCCCGATAGTACAATTCCACCAACCGCAATTATAGGCGGCGTTTCTACTGGTATTTTCATCAATGATATATCGGCAAGTAAACGCATGTTTGTTGCTGGTGATGTGTCGTTGAATAGTAGATTGTTTGTAGCAGGAGATGTTTCTTTCAATGGTAATTTAAGAGCGAATTATCCCGATAGTACAATTCCACCAACCGCAATTATAGGCGGCGTTTCTACTGGTATTTTCATCAATGATA